TCAGTGAACATTCAATAAGTGAACATTCAAATAATGAACATTCAATAAGTGAACATTCAAATAATGAACATTCAATAAGTGAACATTCAAATAATGAACATTCAGCCAGTGAACATTCAATAAATGAATATTCACTATCTGAACGTTCAATAACTGAATGTTCAGATAGTGAAAACTCGCAGGCAAAATCACAGCCAAAAGTCCCGGAAAATCACAATCTTGAACCTGTTTTGTTTTCAGAAAATGAATATTCAAAAACTGAACATTCAGCCGAGTTTTCAGTTGAGTGTTCACTGAGTGAAAACAACTCCCCAGTATTCATGGGTTTTCACGGCTATTTTGTTAGCAGTACATTAGCAACATTTGGCATCCATTATCACACCGTTATCTATAATGAATTCGTATTTCTTTCCCTGCTCCACGGTTATCCCAGGTACGTTGCCTCTTCCGCGTTCCCATGCGGTCTTCTTTTTCCACTTGCTGGCAAAGACCACTCCCTTGAATTCACCGTAATCCGTCTTGAAAACTATTCTCGCCATGGTGTTTCCTTTCTTATCATGGAACTCCTGCACGGAATCAGCGATGCCCACGAGTATCTTTGGCAACTTATGGAATGACATGCCAAGCACTTCCATTTCCCCCTTGGCTTCATCGTATTCCTTTTCAGCGTTGATACTCAGCTGCACTTCGCTTTTCTTCTGTTGCCACTGCTCAACCCTTTTGGTGTCTCCGAGCTGGCTATAATGTTCTATACGCTCATCGCATTGCCTGACTCGCTGGAGCTTCTTGGAATCATCCTCGAAATTTGCAATCATCCATGCACGGGATTTCCCGATGGAGTCCATGGCTCCTGCTTTTATCAGTGCCATGCCAACGGTCTTCGTATTCTTGTCAACGAACTCTTTCCATGACTTACATCCGAGAACGATGTTCTTCCCTACGCCCTTGATGTAGCCAAGTCCCATGCGGATATTCCTGCCTTCCACCTGCCACTCCATGTTGCCAACTTTATAGCTTGGCTCCAGGATTTCTATGTTGAGCCTCTTGAGTTCAGGAAGGTACTTTATAATATCCTCCTGCTTGCCCTTGGAATTTATCACTGCACACATGTACTCCACAGGATAATGGGTCTTCAGGTACGCGGTCATGTATGACAGGAGAGCGTAAGAACATGCATGAGCTTTGTTGAAACAATAGTTGCCAGCGGCTCTTATCTGTTCTCCCACGGACTGAGCAACGGACTCCTCGTATCCATTCGCTACGCAAGCCTCCACGAACTCCTTGACCGCCTGGTTAATCTTCATAACTTCCTTGCGACCGATAATCTTACGCAAAGCATCTGCTTGCCCAAGGTTATAACCAGCCATCTCCATGGCTATCTTCATTATCTGTTCCTGGTATACCAGTACATTAAATGTATTCCCTGCAATCTTTTTCATGGCATCACAGGTATAATGTACTTCCGCGCCATTCTTGGCATCTATGTACTGCTGGAGCATGCCTGAATCAATAGGGCCAGGACGGAACAGTGCCACCAATGCTGCAACATCGTTAAAGTTGGACACATGAAGCTCCTTGGCTACCCTCTGCATACCGCTGGACTCCATCTGAAACACGCCATCAAGGTTGCCCTGTGCATATGTGTCAAAAGTTTTCTTGTCGTTCATTGGAATATCTGCCCTTGTCTTGCCTATGTTTTTTAAGCAATCATTTATAATGTCCAATGTAGACAGTCCGAGTATATCAAGCTTCATGCATCCCATCGCTTCCAATTGATGGAATGTATACGCTGCTGCTCGGATATATGTGCGCTCACCCGTGGATGTGTCGTTGGAATACATTCCCTCCAATGGAGTATAGTTTTCAATCGCGTCCGGCGTTACCAGGATAGCACTGGCATGACAGTTATGTACAATAAATCCATTACATGCAAAGGTATGATTTCCTTCAACAGATATATCATAAACAGTATGATATATGTTTCTGAATTCATCTTTTTCTGTAATTTTAAATGCCATGCATTTTCTCCCATCTATCGTAACAATAGCCATTTGATATTTATATGTATCTTTAGACGTAAGAGGTTCACCATAAATGGCAAAGCATGCGTTATTCGATAAGCCCAATATCCAGCTAATGGTACCAGACTTTCTTGGCTGTTCCCTGTATGAACAGCGTAATCCCATACGTAATAACGTATTATATATCCATGAAATTACCTGGCGATTATGCATTTCAATTTGACAACGCTGACCTCCATTTTTTCGTTGCGTTTTCTGTCCTTCTCCATCGTATATGCCCCGAATAAAGGATAATTTAACGCTATCATTTGAATCGCATATATATTGTGGAATATTAACATTATAACAACCATGTCCTATATTCCTCTTAATCCATGTTGCAAGCATTTTAGAACTATATGTTACATCTATAGAATGCCCATGGTTACTATGTCGTAATTTTCCATCTATACCAAATTTTTCTTTCATAATTCGCAGTGTCTTATTTATGAATCCCGACTCGTCATCGTTATATGTAAATATTACTGCATGACCATATTTACTTGTTGAACCCTCCGCTATAAAGGCCCCAAGCAACCATGCCATATCTTCGTCAACCACAATGTCATCTTTTATTTTAATTGAACAATTGTACCCTGATATGCCATGATGTATAACCTTATAGTCACAGTTATTCTTTTCGAGGGGAATATAAAACATATGCTTATTAATGTCTACATCTCTTGCTTCGATTTCATACGATTTATATTCCGAATCTAAGTCTGTATACATTCTACCTCGAGTATTAGCAACACCATCAATAACCTTTCTATCAATCACTTTCATTACATGATTGGCTGTAAAATCTATACCACTTTTATTGGATATAGTTTTAAACCTTATAATATTCTCGGTAGAACTAATGGTTGGAATAACATTGTATACTTTTCGATAAGAGCCATCTTCGGTCAGAACATAGTCACCAACCTTAATGTCTTTTATCATACGCATCCCCGTGGAAGTATTGACTAATTCATGAGGGGCCAGGCATCCTGTTTTGTCAAGACGATAACAGAAATGCTTTGCCACATCATAGAGTCTTTCAAGGGTAGCCTTGTCAAATTCAGGGCACTCAAGAATTTCTTCGAGACTTCCGGTCACACGCTTAACCAGCGACCTTAATGCTTGAGCCTCTAGCTTCAATGCCTTCCCTGCCCTCTGAATGGATGCCTTGCCAACATCGTTCTTTTCAGGATTCTTTGTATAGCCGATGGTCATGACTTTGCAAATATTGCCATACTTTTGCTTCACATAATCTATTATTCTCCCTCTGCCCACTGTAGACACATCACTGTCTATGTCACAAGGAGTAATTCTGAATGGATTGCAAAATCTGAAGAACTCTGTCCCATGAACCAACGGGTCTATCTCATGAATACCAAGCAAATAACCAACTAGGCTTCCAGAGCAGCTTCCCCTGCCTACCCCCGTGGGTATATTATTTTCCATGCACCATCTGAGCATATCCCATATTACCAGTAGGTAATTGAGGTATCCTGCTTTCTCCAGGTCAACCATTTCAGCGTTGAACCTCTCGCCGTATTCCTTGTACCTTCCCTTTGGCACCTTGTCCTTCCATGCCTTTCTACAGATATTCCTTATTTCCTCGCTGGGGTTATCCGTAGGATACGAAGGATAATGGTTGCCACCCATAGTAATGGTAGCATTGCATAAGCTAGCAATGTATTCAGTATTTTTGATAGCTTCATCCTTTACCTCCTCTGGAATCCATGCGGTATCACGAATCTCCTGCTCAGACCACAGGTAATTCTCATTGTCATGGTAGGAAAATCCGCGTATCTCATTCCATAACGTATGATATGGCTGGTCAGCAGGGGTTGCATAATGCGCATCCGTGGTCACTACAAGAGGTACATTATATTTCCTGGCAAGCTCAATAACTTTCCTGTTATACTCCTGCTGCTCAGGAATATTCAGTGGCTGTATCTCTGCGTACAGCCTGTCACCAAAGATGCCATGCAGTTCCTGCATCCACCAGTCGGCTCTATTGGTATTCAGTACACCAGCCATGCAAGCAGTTAGACAGATGATGCCCTCGGAATGTCTGCGTAATTCATCCAGTCCAAGGCGCATAGTGAAGAAATAATTTTCTTCCTTGTATGCCTCGGAATCCAGGAGCTTTAAATTGTGATACCCTGTATCATCCATGGCTAGCAGGACAAGATGGTGAGTCAATGCCCTGTCCTTTATCTCAGGGGTCTCGCAGAAATAAAACTCGCACCCAAGGATAGGCTTGATTTCCTGCCTATTACATTCCTCATAAAAGTCCACGATGCCACGCATGGTTCCATGGTCGGTCAGGGAGAGGGCTGTGTAGCCCAGCTCCTTTGCTCTCGTGACCATCTCAGGTACCGTCTGATACCCATCGAGCGTAGAATAATGACTGTGATTATGTAATGAGATGTACATGTTACTCCCTCGCTTCCCTGCAAATTTTCTTTACTGCCTCGCCTATCCCTGCATTTCTATCGTCCACATAGATATGAGCAAATGGCTTCCTGGATTTTCCCTTCCATTCGATGGAGCTTGGAATATCCTCGTTCACGGCATCGAAGGTAAGACTGTGCTTCCTGCAGAAGTTCACGGCATCATCGAGATACTTGCCTTCCCTGCATGTGAACAGGATTACCCTCACGTTACTATACTTCCTCTGGATATACCTGAGTACATAGAACCAGAACGTTCTGCCGGAAAACCCAGGGAACTCCTTTGCACGAACGAGAGTATCATCAAAGTCCGTAGCAATAATGAACTCCTTGCCTTCACTTAATCTTTTGAAATCATTTCTCAACATTACTACCTCCCAAAACCACATAAACCCTAAAGCAAAAGTAAGCCATGAATACAAGTGGCAAAACAAACCATGTCTTTTTATCGGCTACATTAAGTACCGTGAGCAACGCGGAAACACCTGTGAATGCACCAATGGCCAGGAACCCCTCTCTCACCATTTTTATCATTTCAAATCACCCTCTCTTATCTGAATCTGCAATGAAGCAAGCACCGAGATTATCAGGCTATGCTCCGCAGCATTGAAGTCACCTTGGAAAAGCAGATATATCCCAATGACTAATAACGAAATCATTACTACTCTGAGTGCATTTATTACCATAAAAACCACCTCTTATTCCCTATTTTTGGCACCATTAAATCCATTTAGGTACAATCATATTACCCTCGAATTTAACGGTGCCAAAATCAGCCTTTAAAACGGCAATGTAATACCCTGTTCCTTGAAGAACTTGGACATAACCTGCTTAATCTTCTCGTTTGCAAGGACATTCAGTACGCCAAAGTCAATCTTCGGATTCTTGAATTTCTTCACGATGTCCCAGGTATTCTCCACGATAAGCTCATGCCATACCGTACCCAGGCAACGACCAATGTACTTGTTGTTCCATGTGCCAATGTCATTCAGCACCTTCGCCAGCTCTTTTTCGATGAAGGCTGTGGTAAGATACTGGTCAACAATGCCATGCTCGACATCGACCGCGGACACCTTGCATTTCTTCTGCATCTTGAACTCCGTGCGCACCAGTTTTGCCCATGTGGTTCTGCCGTACTCGTTGCGGAAGCCATAGTTCTTCAGGACAATGCCCTCGCCTGGCATGGAGGCATCGCTCTGCAAGAAGTTGCTCCGCTGGAGATACTCGGAAAGCTGCGCCTCAGTAGGATTCTCCAGCTTGGCAATGAGAGGAATATATTCGATGCCATATTCCTCAAGCAACGGCTGATACTCCTCGTATGTAAGGTAGCGAGGGTAGCCATCGGAGTAATCAACCACATCAAAGATATACACCTTGCGCCATGCATCATCACTGTAGCTACGGATTGTATGCGGTACAAGGAACTCTCCGTACAAGTAGTGCTGCGGATGCGCCTTGAGATACGAAGCAAACTTCGGATTGTCCATTACATACTTACAGCTACCGGCGTTATCACAACCAATAGCAATAGCACGCTTACGGCTGTTTACCTTGACCTCACCATTCTCGCTGTGAATGCCAATGTTTGTTCCGTCAAGCTTGGTGAACAGGTAGACCATGCCATCAAGGATACCCTGTACCTCATCGTTGCCAAGCCTCTCTACATGCTGATAAAAAGTTGTTTCCATTTGAATCATGCTCCCTTCAAAATATCACGGAATTTATCTACGGCTGAATAGTAATATCTAAACGACTCCACGGTCTTATTGCTATACCGTGACTTGTCGTAGAAGAACTTGCCATTTTCATCATTCTTCAAGCAGTGCTCATTGGCAATCTTGCCAACCTTGTTGGCTGAGATACCAAGCATATTACCTATCTCCGTGGCAGTATATGTTTTCTGTTCTACCATGGGGAGAGCAAAGACCTCACGACCTGCCAAGGTATTTGCTGCATAAGCATTGCAGATTTCCTTGTGAGTGGCATTGTTAGTATTGCCAGCTATGAGCAACCAGAGATTTGCCTGGGCGGTCTTGGCATTATACAAATCCACTTCCAATTGTTCTCTCTGAAGCGGAGCTGGTTCCTTGAGTTTCTTCTCCATCTCGTTAAAAGCCTGGATATATTTGATTTTCCATGCCATCGCTTCCTTGCCGGTAAAACCCATGACCAACAAGGAGAATCCATCGCGGTTCATGAGATACTCTTTGTAAGACTTACCTGTGCCAGCCTTATAAGTAGTTTCATAGAACATAGAGGTCAGAGTTGAAAATTCAGTCTTGGTATCAGCCCCCAAAATTGGGGTGTGACTAATTATACTCTCGATGTCTCGTATAACATGGTCATGCCTTTTTCCAAAGTTCTCCGCAACCTGTCTACTGGACACCACCAGCTCACCATTGTTCTCGCTAATTACAATACTGTTTTCCATTAAGTACCATTCCTTTCTAAATTTTCGCGGCAGAATTTTCTGCCACCAAAGGATACCCCCGATTTCGTGAATACCACTTGCACATTGTCTTCACATCTTCCATGTGGTCACATGGGCGCACGAATGTCATTCCCAGTCCTGCAATTCTTCGTTGATTATCCTGACGATTTCCTTGGCTGTCAGGTTGCTCTGGGATTTCGCTGCAAATGCACAGATACCATCAATAAGCAACTGGATAATCTGTTCATCACTGCCCTTCGCTGAAATCCTTACATGATTGTCTTCCGCGGTCTCAACCCTAAAATATGCCTCATCCATTTTTCTTCGCCCTTTCCTTGCGCCTCATGGTGATAAAGCGTTTCTCGCATTTAAAATCCATACCTATCACCCTGTTGCCCTGCTTATATTCCTTGACCTTCTTGTAGATGTCAGGCGATTCCAATAATCTTCTCATGTCAGCAGGGATAGTAGTGTATATCGTGGCGAATTTGCTTGTCTTGTTCCATGATATAACTGTCTCCTGCTCCTGCGGTAATAAACTCATTCTCTAATCTCCTTTGGATAGCTATCGCAAAAATCGTCATCCCAGGCTTGACCATATGAGTCATGCGCCCCCATGTAGTCAATCTGAAATCTCCGTTTTGCAACAGTAAACTCGCATGTAACCATATTATCTTCAGGTTCATCCCAAAATATCTTGACATTAGTGCCAACTTTTCCTTTGCACATGGATATAATCTCCGAGCTGGTGAATCGCACACAGTTATCGTATTTGTATAGGAACTCCTTATTATTCATCGCATCCTACCTCCTGTCCAAGCCATGCCCTTATGCCTTCTATGCATGGTACATCACCCTTGCATTCGTGTATATCGCGTACACAGAACGCGCAACCACACTTACTGTGGAGGAGCTTAGCTAGCTCATTATTACTCATAGCCCTAATTGCATCAGCCTTAGTCGCAAAAGTCTTAACTTTGTCCTTTGGGATAATCCAATAATCTGGCTCAAATTCGCCAGGAGGATCTAGTAAACATATGGTGGACTCACCATCACTGTTAAAGACACACTTTTTACATTTATCTCTGCTCTTGAGTCCCTGGCAATTATTCTTAATTAGCATTGCTGCTTCTATGAGCTTCTGGCTTCTGCTTCTACTCATGGCTCTCCTCCTCATCATCCTCGTTATCTACAACATTTATCCTCTGACCGCAATATGGACAGTAATTTATTTCATCGTAACCATCGCCATCGTAGTAGCCCCAGACGAACTCTTTAGAACAATTTGGACACTTAATTCTACCGTTATCATAGACATATCTATAGGCTGTAAGAGGATTATCCCTACTATTCACTGGACTATCCTTTGCCACCGCCAGCATTTTCTCTGCAAGCTCCAAAGCCTCTTCGGCTGTTTGAAAGACTATGTTAGCATTGTATCGTGCATGGTCATCATCACGACTCAGCCAAACACAGCCAGAACTGATTGGTTTACCGAAGTTAATATAGGGGACAAAATATTCCTCTGCGTAATTAGGCTTCCATTTATTCATTTCCCTGCACCTTCCAATCTTTGTATCTGCCTGTTTATATACCAGACCGCCTTTCGTAAGTCCTCAATGGTCTTATCATGGTTTCTCTCGGCAGGTGCTTCCTGCTGTGGCTCAGCTACATTCTCGGCAGGTGGATTTTCTTCAACTTCACACTCTAATCCCAACCATGCCTCAAAGCCCTTCAGACAGTCACCACCGCAGTCAGGGCAAGCATAAAATACGCAATTACTGCCAGCGCAATCGCTTTTGATATAGTCCCATAAAACAGCCATTTCTCTATTTGACAGTGCATTAATCTTATCTCTATTAGTCATTTTCACTTCACTCCAATACCACTACCTCAGATGTTAACCAGCTCATGACACCCTCCTGGCAATCATAATTATCCCCAGGCCCGCAGCCACCATAGTCACAAATACAACATGTGCTGATAACATTTAGTTCCTGAGTAAGAAACTTGAACAGTTCCTCGTCTGACATGTTCCTAATTATGTCTGCATTAGTCACGCTAATCTCTCTCCTTAAATTTATAGTTCTGAATGATACTTACGATACTTGGATAGAAGCTATCGTTGCACTCATCCCCAGTGTCCAACGGACAATTCTTACAATAGCATTCACGTTTACGAACATCCGCTGTAAGATATGCATGTCTACAAGTTTCATTAATTACCTTCATGCTCTCAATCATTTTGTAAGCATCTTCTTTTGTCATTTTTCTTCGCTCCTATACATTTTGATTTCCCTTAATGCATCTGGCAAGCAATCAGCTTCATGGTGTACCCCATTTGGTAACCAGAAATGAAAGCCATAATTGTATCTCACCTGTTCTCCGTTTACAATCTCGTCCTTATACACACGGTAAAGGTATGGGGCCAACGTGCTCACATGAATTGAGAACCCATTCTTTACCATGGTGCCAGCCCATTCTTTAACTTTCTTACCCCTGTTTGTCATATGCACCCTCCGCAACATCCATGTTCCAAATGCTCATTAACGAGCTCTTCTATTTCTTTGATGTCCCCCTGCAACTTCCTTGGAAGTTCAAAAGAATCTATGCGCCAAGGCCCCTTTATCGTATACCCATCCCCATAGGCATCAATGAAGCTATTTCCACAGGATATGAGTACATTACGAAGCTCATATCGTTTTCCATCTTTTTCAATGGCCAGTGTTCCTCTGCATAAATTAGGAAACTTGCCATCATAGGATATAAATTTAATCATGATTCCCTCCTGTAATCACTGCACCTATCCATGAAATCGCTCACGGAATACCTTGCATACTCACCGCAAATCTCCACTTCTCTCTTGAGCCACCGCTTGAAGCACTCAAGACTACGGTTTCTGCGGCAATATGTTTTACAATCAGTTGCTTTGCAAAAGCTTATATCAGCGGAACCAGGAATAGACAATTTGTATGATTGCATTTCACTCGCCTCCCAGGGAACGCCATACGACTGGCAATAGCGTTCCGTTGCTGTTAATGTATACCTGGCTCTCACGGTCAAATTCAGAGAGCCAGTCAATCAATTCTTCCACCGTGCAAGCTGTAGCATCACGGTAGCCACCGTTAATCACCAGCATGTCATGCACTCTCCTTCAGAAGCTTACGAATATAATCCACGCCACGCTGGAACACTACGGTCTTCACGCTGACATGTGTGGTCCCATACACTTCATAACTGCTCTCGACTCTCCTGAAATACCCGGCATCAATGAACCTCTGATATGGCGCATTGTTCGGTGCTAACACTTTTTTATCACGGAGGAACTGGAACAGCTTGTTTCTGCCGATGCCCATATGCAGTACCTTAGCCACCTCGCCGATGTCGATAGTATCCTCAGAGCCAGTTACATCATCGTAGAACTCAGCCTTGGGTTTCATTTCATTTACCTGGGCGAGAGCCTTCTGTTTTGCCTCGCATTCATCAGCCCATGCTCTCGCGGCTTCAATAGGATTCGTGAAGTCAGGCAGGGTATATCCACCGGTCTTACGGATGGACGGAAGGACTTCATCGAATACCCATTTTTCAAAGCGTTCTGCTGTTGGCAATTTGCTATGGGTTATCAAGCGATAAACATCACCTTCCGGGATAATGTTTACCTCAAGGCTACCATTGCCCTGTGGGTGAGGTATATAACGTTTCGTTACCCACCTGCAATGGTCATTAACAGCTTTGCTAAGATTGGTATACCCAAGCCTCTTAGCAATATCACTGGCAACAAAGTAAATCTTGCCACCCTCATTTAATGTACGAACCTTACCGAACTTCTCATTGGTAAAAACCTGAATCTTGTTTTCCATTTGACTTCCTCCTTACGCACACTCATTCAAAAGCTTACGAATGTAATCCACGCCACGCTGGCGTACATAGGTAGTTTTGGAAACTACTGAATTATCACCAGCCATGTAATACGACTCAACCATTTTGAAATACCCTGCATCAACATAACGCTGGTAAGGCATGTTATCCTTCATGAGAATCTTTTTGTCTCTCAGAAGCTTGAATAACTTATTCCTTCCCACGCCCATGTTCAGGATTTTCGCTGTATCATTCATGGACAGCAGGGACTCTGTACTGGCAACAGTGTCATAGAAATCTGCCTTTGGCTTCATTATCCTGTTGATTTCACACTGGTCAGCCAGGGCTCTGAGTGCTGACGGATAATCCTTTGGAATCTCAAGAGAATACCCACCAGTCTTGCGAATGGAAGGAAGGACTTCGCTGGTCACCCAGCGCTTAAACTTTTTAGCGGTGGGCAGTTTACTACTCAGGACTAAAGAGTACACACCGGACTCATTAATAATATACATTTCCCTGCTTTGACCTGAGTCGGCAAAACGCCGAGTCAGCTTATCCTCAGTGTCGACATGCTTTTTCAGGGCATCAGAGGTATCTTTGTAGCCAAGAGCGACTGCTACATCCTTGCCCACGAACCACGGTTCGTTGTTAATCATTAATGTACGAACCTTACCGAACTTCTCATTGGTAAAAACCTGAATCTTGTTTTCCATTAACAAACACTCCTTTGATGATATACGCGTTACATTTACATCATCGATGTTATACACAGATGATATAATACATCTCTGAGTTAGTCAAGGGTAAAAACAAAAAAAGAGGGAAACTTTTTCAGTCTCCCTCAAAAATGTACTTTCCATTGTACTTCGCCACCGCGGATGCCCTGTTCATTCACATGTGCTTCCACAGTTATGCTATGCACCCTGTCGTAGTTCCGCTGTAATGAAATTGGTACATAAGATTCATTACCATGCCTTCCGAGGCCCACGCCGAACTCCCAATTTCTATATGTATTTATTTTGTACACATCAACCTTCGTGCCATCGGTGGTCACAACTGTCTTATCCGTGTCCTTCAACGCTTCCGGTGGCAACGTGACATCCTTCTTTTCCAGCTTTTTCTCCACGGCTTTCTCTGGCTCAGGACTGGTTTCAATATAAGTTGCTACAGGCTCCTTGGTATATGTATGGATTTCCTTAACCTGCGTAACAATTTCCTTGGCGTTCTGCTTGTTCACTTCAAGTCTATTCTGTACAGTATTTACATCCGTGGTTTGCTCCTGTGGCATGACAGTGGCTGGCTCACGATGCCATAAGAACCAGCCGACTGCACACAGTATCACGATAACAATACCATACTTAATCCATGCCTTATCCATTATTCCTGTACCAATTAGCCTTACCACGCAGTACATCGCCACCACGTGAGCCATCGGTTGCCCACGGCTTGTAACATGGACTTTCGGTTGTTCCCAGGTATTCCAGGTCGCCACGGGTATCACCGTCTCTATAGCTATCGTTCCACCATGCGTATGGATTGTGATAGCTATTGTCACCATCCTCGTTATTCGCTGCCTCCCCGTGGGTCAGCACGTGAACCTTATCGATGGTCAGCCAAAGCGCATCAGCAACAACACGGATTACCTGTGCCATCACCTCAATCTGCTTGGCTGTCGGCGGATATGAACCGAGACTAGTGGATCCAGCACCATACCCACAGCACAAAGCGATACCAATGCTGCCAGAGTTCCTGCGCCAAGTATGGCTCAGAGTTTCCGACAGGTCTTCCGTGGATACATAAATGTCACCATCGCCCGTGATATTAATATGATAATCAGAAAAACAAGTTTCATATCTCCCTGCTGTCCAATGAAGATAAATCTTCGGCTCCGTCCTTGCCTTGTCCCAAATGGCTTCACGGGCATTCATCGCCATCTACTTCAATTCATTTAATGTAACATTCCTCATTTCACATTACCTCCTTGCCACGCGATGAAGAACCACCGATATAACCTATAAGCCCTGCTGCTATGGTCGTCTACAGCTCGCTTGCGCCACTATGAATTGCAACAAACAATGCAATCTACAGGGCAATAATGATTATAATGTCAGCAATGTTCACCTTTTCAAAACTGATTTTCATGATTACTCACCTGCCATCAATTTCTTAACCTCCGGAATAGTGAAGCCAAGTCTGCGCAATTTGCAGTCAGGATTCTCTTTAAGAATGTACTGTACATTACGCTGAACCCTATCATCACCAAGCTCCACTTCCTCAATTACTGCCTTGTGAGTGTCATCGGTAATGCCAATTTCGCCATCAGCTAGTACATGGTCAAAGAACCAGTCCTTCATGGTATCAAGCAATGCTTGGAAATCTGGCAGCCACTGCTCTTTCTAAAAATTATCATGTACATAAATATAATCTTCTTTTGTATTCAAAAAATTCGGATAACCTACCATGGTATCAACCTCCTCATGAAAACGTGTAATAATTGGACTGCTTGACAATCATCGTCTCAAATGGAATTTCCTCCTGATATGTCTCGCACTGACGGATTAACACTACGCTATTGGTAAACGTGGTATGCGTTTTGCCCTCAAGCTCAAACTGCAGATGCAGCAATGGTCTGCTATTATGCTTCTATGTAAGCATACGATAGCCTGTGACCACGATTTTCTTATTCATAACCTCGCTTATCTTTAGCTTATCGCCGACAAGCCCGGCTTCCGTCTTTGCAAAATCACTGAATTTCTTCATATTCTAACACTTCCTTTTTTATCCTGTCTATCTCCATAGCATTATACAGGTTGTGACACTGGGCGTGCTTAATCCATCCGACTACACTTGCCAACTTGCTTAATGCTTGCTCCTTTGATATACGTCCGCTTCTAAGAAGATGCATGGTTTCCTTCACATGCCTCTTGGACGACTTCACCGTCCTTTTGCGACACAGGATTTTATTTGGAAAATGCCTATATCCAAGGAAGTCAACCCCTCTACTCACCGGAAATACATCGCACTTACTCATGCGCAAGCAAAGCTTTGATGCAAGGAACTCCCTTATTCTCCTCGCCCATTCATGCAGCTCCTACTTGTTGTTGCTAAACAATACGAAATCATCGCTATAACGAATATACGATTTAACACCAAGCTTATGCTTGACCATTTCATCGAGCTCATTAAGATAAAGATTGCCAAACCACTGACTAAGATAGTTTCCTATAGGTACATTTGTTGGTGTGCCAGTGCTATCAATAATCTCGTCAAGAAGCATAAGTAATCTACCGTCTTTAATTTTCTTCCTAATGATTTTCTTTAGCACTTCATGATTAATGCTCGGATAAAATTTAGACACATCGCATTTCAACACATATTTATATCGCTTTACATACGCCATACATAAGGTACTGCCACGGTGCATCCCCTTGCCCTTACGACAAGCGTAGCTATGGTAATACATTAAGTTATTCCAGACCGGCTCAAGTACATTCATAATTGCATGATGTACTATTCTATCTGGATAAAATGGTAATATGTATATAAGCCTTTCCTTTGGCTCATATATAGTCCTCGTTTTATATGGAGAGGTATGGTAGTTACCAGAAACCAAGCTCTCATGCAAATCACTAAGCATTCTATCCAAGTTCCTGGCAACCACATTAACCTTCCTTTGCCGTGACTTTCCCTTCTTAGCCTTATTAAATGCTACCAATAAGTTTTCCTTGCTGGCAATAAGGTCAAAAAGATTGCCATGACGTTTCATAACGGAGGCTCTATGACGTTCATTTTCATTACTAGCCACACTCCTTCCCCTGTTGTGTATTTTCCTTTGCAGGAAGGTTCATAAGCCCAGCTGAGGGTTGCTCGACACCATTGTACCCCCATATCCGACACTGCACGCCCACTGATAGTGGCATTGCGGTTAGACGAGAAATTGTTACAATTCGCTGCACGGGAACTGCAATACGAACCATTGCTCCAATTGCCACCGACTAGACACCGACGAAGCAAGCCATTGCAGGAACGACTTATGAACCTAGAAAAAATATATATCGCCCGTCGCTCACGCGACGGTTTTTAATCGTCTTGACGAACCGCCGACCAGAAGTACCGTCGTCCATTCGTCCGTCCCGTTTTACTCTTTTAGCCGATTAGCCGAGATGAACAACCCTCGGCTCCGACACCGCACGCCCACCGAAAGCGGCAAAGCGGTCAGACGAGAAATTGTCACAATCCGCCGCACGGGAACCGCAATACGAACCAACGCTCCAATCGCCACCGACTAGACACCGACGAAGCAAGCCAAAGCAGGAACCATACTTCTGGGAATCAATATCCGGATTATACACAGACCTCTCTTGCCAAGCATAGCTATCCAAGTAGTAGTTCGCGGAGTTCCATACGCTCCCAGGATAATTCTCAAGCAAATCACTTGTCCATGACCACATTGCTCCGCAGCAATCCTCAAGACCAAAATTAGAAATCATGCGCCGACCAGCGGTATCAACATGCCCACCTGTAGTACCTGGGTCAGCAGAACCAGATATATTGGTACATTCATTACTTCCCTTTGCCAGCACCTGGAACTCTGCACGGCTAATCAAACGCTTACCAATCTTGCCAAACTCCTCAACGAACAACTCTCCATGGAACCTCTTTGCGCTCTCTCCGTCGGCAAAGATTCCGCCGTATACGCTCGTAAGCTTGGAGCCATCCCATGATGCCCCATAGATGTCAGCCCATATGCCAAGTCCTTCATGATAAACCATACCAACGTTATCACTCTTTGCCCTGTGAAGCAGGTCCCACACGGAGCCAGGGATAATGTCACCAGCAACGTAGCCAGACAGTGTATGTCCAGTGATGGAGCCAACATTAGCGCAGAGGCAATGGAAACCGCCAATCTTACGAGATGTGTTGGCATTGTACCCAGTTGGAACAGTGCTATTAGCGGAAAGCACAAGCTTTATCCCATTGTCGCCAATGCAAGCATACATATAGAAATCCTTGCCCTTACGATTCTATGCGGTAGCATAGGTTGCATTGTCCCAATTGTCACTCACGTTAATGTCAATATCCGTTCCACCATTAATAACGTAACCATTATTGTTGATATTTATCCAAATGTCAGACGGGATACTAATGATAGTCCTTGCTGATGCAGCCGGAACCTCGGCGCGCGCATAGTACCGCGGAGTAGCTGCAACAATATAGCTCCTGAGGCTCAGGATGTCCACCTTTTTGCCGGTGACAGCCTCGTCCGCAAGCTTTTCCGTGGAAACAGCCTTGTTTAAAATTTTGTTTTCAGTGACAGCCTCGTCCTGCAACGCATCCTCGTTCACGCCATCTTTATCAACCTAAGCAACCTTGGCCCCATCGCCACTCATGTCAACTACGAGCTTCCATGTAGGCATGTTGTCCATGAGCTGATACAGTTTCTTTTCGTCAGTCCTATAGCAGAACATGCCAATCTGAAGGTTCTGCGTTGGAAAACTCTCGCCACTGCTGTTGCTCATTGCAGTCTTATCGTTATTCAGAAGCAAGCTCCTCGAATCCCTCAATGTCTGATTCTCTGAAATCTCTGTATAATTCTGCATTACTTATCCCTCCTATGCTCAATCACCAGGTCATCTACTGGCAAAGCCCTGATTTGCTCTACCATCCTATGCCCCTCACCGTTACCTCCAAGGTCAGCATATGCCTCGCCCATGCGGAGCAACGATACCTTTATATCCTATGGGATAGCCCCAAGTTTTACAAAGTACCTTCCGCTCTGCAGGATGCGGTCTCTCAGCAACGCCATGATAGCCATTTGCTGTGCCCTGCGCCTCTTTTCCTTTTCGTTTTCCTACTTTGCATTTTCCTTTTTCCAATTGGAGAGATACCGGTAAAGCCAAATGGCAAACGGTATGATAATCAGGTTTATCCAATTGGTTACAAGCTAAAACATTTGATAGTCTGTCATTCAATACTCCTCCTTAGCATCCCAAAGCCGACCATGAAATAGTACCTGTAGACAATTCCTTATCCAGGTTTCTTAGCTCAACCCAGAAACCGTCCTCAGTAACCTTCGTAATAATCGGTATCACTACTTCCATGCCACCGACGGTAGTAATGGTCACCTCCGGCACACGATAGAAATCAAGGTTGAATGGAATGTATGTGTTTTCAGCCGACTCAATCCTTGTCACCGCATGGTCCTGAATGTCAGGCAGGTCTACGAACACGGTATACTTTGGAAGAACAATTGTATTCGTGTTTCCTTCTATTTTCATTACACACTTCAACAGTGCCTCTCTATACTTGTAGTCACCGCTAACGAATGGCTGCCAGTCTCCATAGCCAGCTGGGAGCATCGTTGGAATTTCCGTGGCGGACACGATAATATCGCTCACCACGGCCCCGCTATTGTTAAGCATGTCCTCCTAAAGAACAATCGGCTCATGATTATTCACAGCTATATCCTTAGATGCTTCATCGGCTATGCTTATGCTCTCGCTGAAGTTCCTTACAAACGTCACGGTGCCACGAGCGTCCTCCTGCACTACCACTGCTTCCTTCTTGAGTAGCGATGGCACATTGCTATTCACGACATCCACGCTTATGTCCGTGCTCTGAGCCTTGCTTACATCGAAAACCACGTCCCTGTCATGGTACATCACGGCTTCTGCCCAGGTATCATCGCCCCATTTGAATGGGCTGTTCAGCCATGAATACGAAGGCTTATCGTAGAATCCGATTTTCTCCGCAGGGCTTCTTGCAAACAAAGTTTTCTTTTCAAATTCCGAGCTAACCGACATGTCTTCGTGGCTATGCTTATGAATAGCAATACGTTTTCCATCATCAGCCTATATCTATTCAGCGGTAACAACATCGTACTGGTCAATCGTCTGGCACTGTTCCCACGCCCTCGCATTTTCTGCCCATGTAAATCCTACGTTCTTCCACTGGGCTTCATAAGAGTTATGTGTCGTAGCCATGATTGCCACCCATTAAGAGAACGTGAAGTCAAACTTCATGCTCACGCGGTCATCGGCATCAATGTTCAATGGCTTGAAGGTTACACGGTCAAGCATTACATCATCACTGTTGAACACGCCAGCCTCAGTGAGTGCGCCGACAGCCTCGCCTTCCAAGAAATCCGTGCTCAAGGAAAAGCTGCGAGTGCCCTGCTCGTGAGCATACACAGCAGCCTTCTCTGCTACCTTGGATTCAAGTGCTGTCATGGAAGCATTCGTATCAGTGGTGCCACTACCAACCATAATCTTGCTCATGTGTGCCATTACACCATTACCAATAACATCGCACATAGCATCGTATCCGCTGGCTACAATCATATTATGCTGAATAACAGTGCGCACACTGCCATCCTTGTGATAAACCTATACTGTCATGACTCCATCAATCTTCATTTGCATTACCTCCTCTGATAACATGTATCTCCACTTCTTCCTTTATATCCATCTGCTCATTCATGGTCTCAACCTCATTTCTGTAAATGTCCCCATAGGTCCCAGCGGTAAGCTTGCTGACATGGTTTTGCCATTTGCTATGCTGTTGACCGTGAGGATTCTCTCGTCAGCCTTCTGCTGTATATAGAAATTCAATGCATCCTCACCGTAATTCCTCATCGGTATCTCGATGCGGTTCTGTGCCGAATCCAGCAGACTCACTATGCCATCCTTGTATTCTACGCGCATCCAGCCGTTAGAGCCTTCCAGTGTCATGTAGACAATATGCTTGTCTATTATCTCATGATGCTTTGCATTGAAAGACAGGTTGAACTCCGCTGGTATATTCACGGCATAATCCAAGGTTACGCCATTGTTTATCACGGCCCCCTGCCTGAACTTGCCATCAGCATAGGTTATGCCAGTAGCCACCTTTGCCCCATCTGTATTCTCATTCAGGTCGAATGTGTACAGGTAATCGTCGACTCCTTTGTACTGGGCAATGTAATTGCTTACTTCCACCGGATACTCGTCAGCATTTTCCTTCCATGAAAATTCATAGTCCGTCCACGCTTTCTCGGCATCGCACCAGCGGTAATTGCCTTCGGTCTGTAGCCATGCATAATCACCGTCCTGCCAATCGGTATTCGCTGTCACCCACGTATAATCACTGGCAAGGCTGATGATGTCAAACTCTACCCAGTTGCGTGCCTCTACTTCCTTGTCCAGCCTTATATTCGTATAGTATTCTCCGCTCACTGCACTGCTTCCTTTGATTAAGCAGTTATCTCCAACGTATGTAAGGTTTTTTGCCCCTCGCCATCCATTGGCTCTTTCATCGAACTCAGCTATGATATTGCGTGTTACCGCCGGAGTCAGGGTAATCCTTACATACGAAGCATCACGACTGTACAAGCCAAGCCCATCATATGCCTTGATGAAAAATGAATACGTGCCTATCAGCGGAAAGAAATGCGTATACACATTTGAATTCACTTTAGCCACAAGCTGCCCTGTCTTCCATGAATTTCCCCAGCGGATTTCATAGTTGCAATCGCCAGCCTTGTCCCAATAGAAATTTATGTTATCGCCATTCTTTACAGCGTAAAACCCTGTAACCGCAGGTAGTGGATCCAGGTGAACATTTACATACGCTGCATGCTCAGATATATTCCCGGCAGTGTCCACAGCTTCAACGTAGAATATGTAGTCCTCCGCGGACTCAATCGGAATAATAATGGTATTCGATGAATGTGCCTTGGCTACAAGCTCACAACTGGATTTCTCGCATCCGTTAATCCCCATGTACACGTTGTACCCTTTAAGGTCAGGATCAGCGTTGGCATCCCAGGTAAGATGGATGCTCTGATTCAAAAGTTCTGCCTTGAGATTCACTACATCCTATGGAGGATTGTTCTTTCCGCTTACATACACAGATGTTTTCTCACCGGCTGACAATCGTCCCACGGTATTCTCAACGCGAACCCTGATGAGATGTGTCCAGTACATGCGAGCAGGGAAAGAGAAATTGGTTTCCCTCGTGCTTCCAGCTGCTATCCATGTTGCTCCATCGTCCAGTGAATAATCTATCGTATAACTGCTGGTAAACTGGTAACCAGATGGCTTTTCCCATGTGAGCTTTATGGTGGAATTCTTCGTCCCATCTTTTAGTACATAGGTATCATCTACCGCTTGCAGATTGATTACCTCCGGGATTTCACCGACCAACGGTGTCTGCATGGTGCTATAGTTATACCAGTGGATGCCACCGCCCAGGATGTCTCCATAAATCGTATCGTTGTACTGCCTACCACTTATCTCAAAAGTGCCCTTGTTTGTTTCCTTTATCTCATTGATGCGTATCGGCATATCCTTGAACACACCATGGTATGATACAGTTACGACATCGCCCGGTTCCAGATGCATTCCCTGCATGCCTGTAGTGAACGATAGCTGAATAGGGCACACAAGGTTATAATCACGATAGAACCTTGCCAAACGTAATGCCTGGTTTTGCGATGTTACGCCTTCGAGGCTCACAGCTTTCGTTACTATCCGCTGTCTTTCCTTCTGGTCTGCGTAGTCATCACATATACATTTCACTGCTGCCCAGTTATTCAACGGGTCAATTATCGTCACCTCATAGCGGTTCGGTGTCTCCGACAGAGCAAGCGGTGAAATCTTCAGGTCAAAGCAGTTATCGTCGGTAAACTTATATGATACAGGTGTCTGCTTTTCAATCTTGAGCTTCAGCTTGCCACCGCTGTATACGAGGTAGCCACAGAAGTTCGCAAGAATCTCCTGTACCCATTCCAGTCCCGTGCGCTTGCTGTCGATAACCATGTTCAGCTCATAACGCTTTGCTGTGACCTTGGCTCCCTGTCCATCAAGGAATGTTATCTGCTCGTCACAGTAGTCCGCTGCTTCTATCCATGAGTCCGTGTCGAGCATGTCCGCAGTGAACCATTTGCCTAAGCCATACCGCTTGGACAACAGGAAATCACGGAGGCACAATGCAGGATTCGTGGAGTACGCGGTTATGCCTGTTCTTATGTCGTATACCTTGCGCCCCTTGACCAGGCAGGATACGCTTGGATTACCATTCAGCTCATTTGAAATCGTGAAGGTCATGTCCAGCCATGCCATATTAGGATAGCCACCGACCTCGTTGTAATTCTACGGAGGCGTGCAGTCATGGAATGTATACGATGTGCCGCCTGTTACCGTGGAGCATTGGAAGTTTGCAGGACTTCTGTAACAACTAGCTCCACCTTTGTGATAGCGATAGATTTTATTTACAAGCCTGTCTTTGTATATAGGAATATCTACTCGTTGATATTTACCATTTACATAAGCATAGCCTTTCTTATACCCTGTAAGGACCTTTATTATCTCCTGGCCAACACAACGATATATCCAGCCATTTGCTTCCATTGTGTGCCCAGTCCCCAGCTTCATCAGCGTCATAATCTGTTGGTAGTTTAAACCATTTAGGATTGGGTCATTGTTAACTTGTATGCCGTTGGGCCCTACCCAAAACCACCACGCATATCCATACTAACCATCCTGCTCTCCCCATGCATCCCATAATTCCCCAGGATATTTATTGGTACTCTATATAGGAAACGCTTGCCAGCCTTCGCCCATGCGGTTGATATAGGAAATCAGCGAGCCCATAGATACCTGATATTCCCAAAAACTTGCATTTGGATTCTGCAAGTCGTCCTTGGTGCACAGGTAAATCTACTTGGTATTTCCATTAGCATACAGGGTAAGCGTATGCCCTTCCTTTTTTACCCACGCATCAGGGTACTTCACGTTCTGAATGGTGAATACAGTGTTGCCAGTCTGGGAGCCCGTAGGTATCAGCAGGTCATTTGCTGTCACGGACTCGATACCCTCAATTCCACCCTCGCACAATACAACGTGCTTCCATAAGGTCGTAGAATCAGAATTGGTCTTGTGATATGTCTGGTTGCCTGAAATCTGTCGGCGACCGTAGACAACAGGCAGGTCTCCGTCGGAGGTCATGGTTTCCTGGGAACGCTCGAACCTCTGTATGTCAGATGCGCCGTCATAGTTATAGCTGTCCTGGCGATGGGTTGCAGTCCATACGCTGGAAAACAATGCTGCGCCCATGACTGCTGCGCCAAAGTGAGCCTACGCAGCAAACCCAAATGCTGCCGGGCAAAACCATCCAAGTGCAGCGAAAGCAAGTACACCAAAGAGTTTTCCTCCGCCCTTGCCTCCGCCTCCACCGCCGAACAACTGGAGGTCAAAGTTAAACATTACTTCACGATGCTTCTCATCGCTTAATACGTTATATCCTTGCATCCAATCACCTCCATACTGATTCAAACGGTATCGCAGGGAAGCCACCGTAATGAATGGTGTTCCCATAATATGCGCAACGCTCATGGGATTTATCGCATCCCTGTTTTAGCGTTGCAACCTTGCCTACAATGTTATCCTGAAGAAAATTCACGTTTATCTAAAGGGAGTTCCCTGCATTCGTTTCGATTATCCTGGACTCCCCCGCAATCGTGATTACTCCGTTCTTCCAATAGTTGCTATTGAAATTCATGTTCACATACAATATGTTTCCATTGACACCCGTGACCACAGCGGACACAGTTGCTGGTCTGTAACCACACTCGGCATCACCGAACTCGCTATTGCAAGCCAATTGGTATCCACGGTTAGGACACTGCACCTGTGGGAACACGGTCTGCAATTTACAGCTGAAGGTTCCCTCGGCAAATGATGGCTCGTCAATTGTCCCAGCGTATATCCATTCATATATCTTCGGGTCATTGAGGCTCTCAGGATACTGTATGCGTACCACGGTAGCCATGGCACCGCGGAAGTCAAAGCCATTCACCACATAAGCGAGGAGCTAATAGTCAACATCGCTTATCGTGAGCTGGCAGCTGTCTGTAATGTTGTCCATGGAGCGTGTCACGGACTCTCGCTGGATAGGAACTGCGATATAACGCACTCCATCGAATACGATGTCCTCATCGCAAGCAGCGAGATGAATTGTACCAGTGCGAAGTGCAATTGTATACAATTCAATAAAAAAGGTATTGCCCTTGTCCTTCATTTCATTCATGCATACCGGTAGCTGTACCATTAATACTCACGCTCCTTGCATCTCTGGAGGCTTATGTCAGCCTTGTAGCCCACAGTCCCCTCGCCCTCGTAGCCACGTATTTCCGTGAACTGTATGGAACTCTCGCCAAAACGGTAAACATCGGTGTGCCCTTCGTATGTCCAATAGAAAGCTTCATAGTTGCCATGCCTGGCATTGATGAATTCCTCCAGGTATTCCTTCATATCTTTGTCACCCTCGACGTGGATGGACAAGGTAAGGCGAGGAGTCACATATTTCCTCTGAACCTGTTGCAAGCCATTCTCAAACTATACAACATTGTTCCCATAGTCGTATGCCTTGGTCACATCACCTCTTGGGATTAACTTTAGTGTTTCCATATTTTTCATGCCTCCTTACTGAGGGAGCATGGAAGCTCCCCCGAATCACTTGCAGCCACCACGGCGTTTCTTAGTCTGTACCATGAGAATCACACTCCCTTCTATTGAATGCAATCTTGAACCACGGTTCCCAGAAGTCCCTTCTGTATATCGTGGTATAACTGTCCTCATAGCCCTCAGTCGTGAGCTGTGTCTATAACATGCGACCATAGCCAAGATAGATGCCAAAATGGATTTCTCCATTGATGAGCATGATGCATACTGCTGACGGTCGCATGTCCTTCGGCTCCCTTGTCTTGTCAAAGTGCTTGCCAAAGAAGCGCATGATGCGCCGGGGAGCCTATTTCATCCATGTGTCCTTGTCTATCGGTAAGCCATCGTCAATATCAATCCAACCATGCTTACGATAGAACATCTTTACGAGCCCAAGGCAGTCCACGCCATTCTCATCTGAGCCATTGAACTTGTATGGCAAGCCTATGTATTCTTCGTACTGCATATTTTCCTCCAATAAAATAAGACAAGCGAGGGTATCACTTGTCTTGTTGATTACTATGATATATATGTTATACTATGGTATCTATGTATAACTATGGTATCTATGGTACATGGATTCTATGGTACTTAGTATTCCATGGAATATCTAAGTGAATACCATGCAAGATACCTTGCCTTGTTATACGTCAATCCACGTCAGTGGATTAACCTTCCGAAGGAAGGTTTATTCTATAGAATATATATTTATCCATGGTATACATGAATATCTATAGAACTCTATAGAATACCTTGAATTTCTATGTATAAACGATATAGAGTTCCAAGGAGAACTATGTTATCCTATGGTATACATGTAATCCATGATATACTGATATACTATGTATAACTATGATATACCAAGGATACTATGTAGTATCTTAGGACAACTGTGTTTATCATTGAAATCCATGGTTACTCCCCCAAACCCCCTCATGGGCAGAGTTCTCCCCTGGCGTTACTTTCTTTCTCTTTTTTAGAGAAAGGTAAGCCAGGTTCCCACTACTATCTCACAGCATAAGCTGCACTGTACTTCATGGGCGAGATTAGGAATTAACGTTGCCATCCAGTGAGCACGCAGGAGTCACATCCTTATGCGATGCTACCATGTTGCCATGGTGTCCTCTTTGACCACGCTACACCCTATCTCCTTTAGCAAAGAAAGAGAAAAAAGGGGTTCTACATATAATACATTTGAAGCTCAAAAATATTCCATTCGACCTTCGAGTATATTATACCATACGCTATGTACGGCTTCAAGGGAATTTCATTATTTTTCTATAGAAATTATTTTCATTCCATCGACAACTTCGTTCAGCCTGTGTCCGAGGAGCTTCTTGAGATAGCTTGGATAGTTCTCGTCTTCATCAAGAACCTTGGTGCGCACGAGCCCATCCTTCATGAAGGTAATACTGTCACCTATGCCCACCACATCAGGCTCACGGGAATAATATCGGTCTGAATGGACTTCTTGGGGCTTCTTCTTTTTCTTGCCACCCCCTGTCGGCGGTTGATTCATGTGCCTCAAGAAATCAGCATCGGTCTTATCGTCTTCATCTTCAAATAACGATTCGTGATTGTGTTTAAACATAAATGCATCGACCTGATCTTTGAGTGCCTCCACCATGGCATTGATCATTTTAATATCGTTTGGTTCCATCGCTATCACCTCGGTATCATTATACCATCTACAATCAATTCTGGGTACCCAAAAGTACCCATTATGCCCCATTTTTCAGGGTATAATCATGTCGCCCTATAGTTTATACCTAGAGCGACATTATATACTCTGAAAACCTTATCTAAAGCCCATTCTCTGCTGTCGACCAAGGATAGCCTGAACAGCTCTAGGATTTTCCTGAAGTGCTTTCATAACATCTGCACTGGATGCCTGGGTATTCAGTACAACCACCTGACCGTTCCCGGACTCGCCCATGTTCCTGAGCATGGAGTTCTGCTCGGCCATGTATTTATTCTGCTTTCTCAGCAGGGCTTCCGTGGCACTGTTCCCGGAAATCCTTGTAGCCTTCTTGGCTACCTGCGGATTAATCGTAGGAATGTACGGTGTTGGATTGACAGGCGATGAATCCAGACTGCCTCCAGTGGCATATCCATTGAGGGCATCGAGAGTATCGTATCCAAGTGCCTTCGCTGATTTCTCGTTGATGACATATTCGCCATTGGACAGCCATACGAACTTGTTCTTGTTGGCAAGATAAGCAAGGATGCTATCACTGCGACCAGTGCCAGCACCGGTGACCTTGCCAGCTGGTGCACCACCGTCAGCAAACTTGCCACCGTCAGCCTTGAACCAACCGAAGCCCATGCCCACCTGAGCTATGCCAAGGAGACCGCCCAGCCAGTCACCGTTTGCAAAGGCATTGCCGATGCCCATGAGCCCGGTTGCCACCTGAAGATTAGCATTGGTGTTCTTGCCAAGAGCATCATTGCTCTTCTTCTGTTCGGTGTTCCCGGTGGCGTTCAAGCGATTCGACTGTGCCATCGTGCGGTTCAGGTAATCGTTGCTCTGCTTCCACTGCTTCATGTCAGCCTCGAAATCGTAGGTAGGCTGTGAGCCAAAGCCTGTCGTTGCTACCGCATTGTTCCATGCGTTCTCCTGCAAGCTGAATGGTCTCGCGGATTCATACGCATTTCGTGTAGCATCAAACGTATACTTGGAAGTAGCCAACGGGGTAAGTGCCTGACCAAGCATAGCCTGAGTAAGCTGGTTTACTGCCAAGGTGTTCCTGTCAGTAGCACTGGTGTTATTGATAAGCGGAACATTCTTGAGCTCCTCCTGTGCCTGTGCCTTCGCCATTTCCTCATCAGGCTTTCCAATACCAAGCAGGGTTGCAAGGAAGGAATGATTACCGCTAATATCCTGCCCGAACAATGCCCTCAATGCATCCTTGCCCAGGTCCTGCCAGAGATTATCAATAATATCCCTGAAGGACTTGCCGTTGAACATGAAGTCCTCGGCTATCTGCTCGAATCCATCGAGCACCTGCTGGTTGTACTGTCTCTGTGCGGTACGAAGTGCTTCCAGGGCATCCTTGTAAGACTCTTCCATCTTGCGGATTTCCTGGTAATTCTTTTCGTCCGTATCTCTCGCAAGCTCCAACTGTTTCCGCTGAAGCTCAACCTGTACCATCGCATCTGCCAGGGTATCCGTGGCTCGCTTGACACCCATGCGGTCATCGGTATTATTGTTCCCATAATCACGCATCTTGACATTATGGTCAGTGGTTGCTTTTGCATCGTTATACATGGCCACAACGGTTTTAAACTGGAGGTCGCGCTGAGTCATCTGCTTCTGCAGGTAGCTGTCAAGGAACGCTTTGCCAGCAACGGTATTCTTCAGATCCTGTGTCTGCTTACGTTCCACGATTTCACTCATAGCACTGAGTTCAGCCGTGTTCTTCTGGAGCTCGATGCGAGCCTTGTCATATTCGGTAGCTCCTGAGCCAAGCATGAACAGCTCACGGTTCCCCTTCTGGGATGCCGTGGTTCCTGCCTGTGATACCTCAGCGTTCATGTCGGTGAACCACTGATTAGCCTGTTGGGTAATAAGGCTTCTGGTTTTAGCATCGGCATCATTGAGAGCCTTGAGGTCGACAAGTAGCACCTTGGAGAACTGCATGAGGAACTCGTTATTCTCCTGGCCCTTGACCTGCAATGCCTGCTCAATGAGTTTAATTTGCCCAGAGAGCCCTGCCTTATCCCAGGTACCAGCATCAAGCATGGTTCCATCATTATCAATTGCATAATTGGCAAGACTGTCGCTCCACTGGACTTTTCTTTCGCCAGCAATGGTGCCAGTCTTGATAATCTGGGTAGGAACCTGACCGCCCATAGCTGTGTAGTCAGGTCTATGTACAACACGATTCAGTCCGGAGCTATTGCCTACATACCCTCCCTTGCCATCAGCCATAACCACATGGTCATTATTGTCGTACACGATAACATCCCCGGCACCTACATTATTGGCATCGTAAGGAACTACAGGTATGCCAGCGTTCTCAGCATCGGATACAAGAACAGGCACACGGACTACACCGTTCTTGAGTTCTTGCGCAAGGAAGCTGCTGGTTTTTTCGCCAATCTTGGTAACAGCCTCGACACAGCCCTCGGTACCATTTTCCATGGTCTTCTCAAGATACGGCATGGCAGCCTCGACCACCGCATCGGATGCAGCGGTATCGCTAATGGTTACAGAGAACTGACCATTGAACGCATTTACGTTCTTGGTATACAGGTAATCGTTGAGCCTCTGGCGTTCAGCCTTGAGCTCGTCGATGCCCCTCTGGTATGTATCGAAGGTCTGTATGGAAAGCTCCTTGGAGTTACCCTGCTGGGACTTAATGTCATTAAGCAGAGATACCTGGTTGCTGGTATTGCTTGCGATTTCATCAATACGACTGACATGCGCAAGGATGCGAGGGTCCTGCATGTTGTTCTGGCGAGAGTCTGAGCCAGCGGATTTACCAGCGGAGGCTTTTTCCTCCGGCTCTTCTATTTCGCCATGGTTGTACGTCTGACTTCCCTCTTCTGCAAGGGATGTAAGGTTTCCTATTGCATTATTCAGAGTATCAATGTTTGGGTTAAGCTTATCAAGATTACCTTGTAACTCAGATACCCTTTTGGTTGCCATATCAAGTTCAGCGAGTTTTTCGGCGGGAACGCCCTGTTCACGGAGGTTTGCTTTTTCCAAATTGGTTTCATACTCTTCGTCCGTGGTCTGACCTGTAGCATGTGCAAACCAAGCTGCTCCACGGTATACGGAGGCAGCTATCTTATCCCATGTACTGCTGGCACCAGCACGCTCCCTCATGGCTTCAATCTCAGATTTGATAGCTTCAATGCGCTGTTTTGTCAGCTCAATAGTATTCTGAGTCTCAGCCTTTTCTGACTCAAGCTTATCACGGTCAGCCCTGAGCTTATCAATAGCTGCCTGTTTCTCAGCTTTACTCATTCGCTTGATGGTGTCAATGTTAATCCTGCCGTTTTCGTCTATTGCCACTGCTTCCTGACCAACTATACCAATCAGCGTATGCTTGAGGTCAGCCATTTCTGCTTCGGCCTTCTGAGCCTCCTCGGTGCGCAGGGTGCCATTAGCTATCTGCACACTTAGATTATTGTAAGCGTTTGCCAGGCTTATAGCTGCGTGCTCACGCTGGTTAGCCTTGGAAATTTCCTGGTCTACTGCATTATTCTTCTCGGCAAGTGCATCCGCAGCTTTCTTTGCAGCGTTTGCTTCTTCGCCCAGAGTTGATGCATATTCTATTCCAAGAGGAATAAGGATTGTCAAAGCTGTAATTGCAACACCAAGCGGGCCGCCCAGGGCAGCAAGGCCAGCACGAGCAGTCATGCCAGCGGTAGCCATTACACCCATTGAAGTGGCTGCTCCCGTTGCTGCACCAGCGGCAGACCTTTGAGCCGTGACATTAGCAACTGTTGCTACAGTATTAGCTTCGGTAGCAGCTGTGTTCGCTGCCCTCCTAGCTGTATTCGCTGCGCTGGCCACGGTATTTTCCGCTGTAGCTGCCGTGTTCGCAGTATTGCTTGCGGTATTAGCAGTTCTCGCAGCTGTATTAGCATTGGTTGCTATTGTATTAGCTTCGGTACTAGCGGCTCTCCCACCTACAATAGCATTGTCGCTCATGGCACTCGCCACTTTCTGAGAAGCCTTGAGCTCTATTTCCTTCTTTCTATTGTCAAGAAGTGACTGGAAAAACTACGTGTTGCCAGTAGCATTGTAGGCAGCCTTGTACATCTCGTATGTCTTCATGGCTACCTATATTTTTTCAACAGCCTTATAGAAAGCCAAGACTGCTACTGTTACCCCAGCTATCTTAGTACCGGTCTCTCCCCATTTATCCCCTATTTTCTGTGTACCTACAATGATGTCATCTATCTTGTCAGCGAGCCACTTGAGGGCATCCAAGCCACCTGCGTTTACACCAATGTCAAATATGATGTTTTGTGCATCCGCTTTGATGGAATTGATTTTTCTCTGTAAGGTGTCCATCTGCACTTCAACCTGCTGGTCGATGAATAAGCCAGGCTTGCCTTCCATGAGATTATCATTAGGGTTGTTAATGAGTTTCATCATGCGGAGCAATTCTTTATAATTGCCCAGCATTGCTGATACTTTTGAATACTGGTATTTACCACCAGACAGCGTAGTCAGCAGTCCTCTGGTATCTTTTGCCGTATTGTTCATGAGCAGGGATACATCGAGAATAATGTCCTCCATGGAGCGCATGGATTTCGTGCCATCCTCGCTTACATTATACAACTCTATTCCCCATTCCTTCAAGGCTTTCAGGGATTTATTTGACTGCATGGAAACCATCATGGACTTGATTGCCTGACCGATTTCATTACCGCTTCGTGCAGTCTGCCGTACACCTGTAGCAACAAGGGCATTGAAGAACTCGAATGACACGCCTGCATTTGCAGCGGCAGTACCAGCAATTTCAATTGCCTGCCCAATGTCCTGAGCCGATGCAGCACCGGCATGAGCTGTGATAGTCCATGCTTCCAGTATACGATTGGTATTGATGAGAAGCTGGTTTGTGTCCTCTGTCTGCAAGTTCCACTGGGATAATGCTGCCTCCAATCCCTTGAATGCATTCTCCATATCGAAGGCATCGGCTACTGCCATCTTCGCTGCCTGTGAAGTAATCAGGTTTGTATTGCGAATACCAACGCCCTTTTCTTCGACACCGTTTGAGTCGATAGGGTTCTTGCCATACATACGACCGATAGACTTGGCTGCATCCATGGTCTCCTCAACGCCAACGCCGTTCTTTTTGGCAATCTCCATAAGATCAAATGCTTCTTTAAACGCATTGCCTCCCTCGTTCTTTTCGATTTCCGTGATAACCTGCCTGATACCAGCGAGGCTATACTCCAGTTCTTTCCACTGATTCATTACCTCAGCAGGAATAGCAAAGATAGTTCCAATGAACAGTCCGCTTGTCATCCAGGAAAGATGATTGTGAATCTTATTATTAAGGCTTTCCATCGTCTTATTGGTGTCGTTGACAACACGCTGATAACGCTGGGCCTCCCTGTTAAGCTTCCTCATCTCTGCTGTGGTAAGCGTAAGGTTCTTCAGGTTATTCTTGCTTGGGTCCTGGAGCCATGCATTGTACTGGGCCTGTTGCATTCCGCTGAGATGCGATAAGCCCTGGGACACGGTTGCCACATTATCCGTGCTCCATGCTTTCACATTGCGGTCAACGATTGCAGAGTTCACATCGCGAGCAGTAGTTCCAGCAGCTTCAATGTCAGACAGCTGAAGCTTGCTACGCTCACCGCCCAGTTCCTCGTATTTCTTGCGCAATGCTTCGAGTTTCCTGATTGCAGTATCAATCTGCTTCTGGGAAAGAAGTGTGCCGTAGGTCATCAGGGCATTCTGCTTCTCAAGTTCAGCGTTGTATCTTTCCTGAATAGCATTTAAATTCTGCTGCTTCCGTGCAGCTTCATCTATACCAGTCGAAGGTCTCACATAGCTTGCCTTGTACTCCTCCGGAGTCTTGGTCAGCACGCGACCATCGTACATGCCGCCCATGGAGCCAATTTTTTCTACGGCTCTCACGAGATACTGATACATATTTGTATATGCCTTTGGAGTGACGTTGTCAAGCATATCAAACTTCTGCCAACGCTCTGCAAGTCTCTTTTCTACCTCGGCTATTGCCTTGGCGTTAATGTCAGCAGGGTTTGCGTATGCCCTATGAATATCATTCTCATACCTCATCAAAAGAGCGTTCCTGGTATTCTTATCAACTCCCTGGAGTATCTCAGCAATCCTGCTACTGCGGTTTGCCAAGTAGTATTCAGAGCGACCAGTGCCATTTATCGCATCGCGCCTTACCTCTTTTATGAGGCTCTTGAACTCGCTCATGGCACTCCGCATTTCACCCTTGAGCCTCTTGCTTATCTCAGCGCCGGACTTTGCAGCATCGATATTCTGCTGTGTCAATACCTGCGGATAATTTGCATTGAAGGCAGCTTGCTGTGCAGGAGAACCAAGTGCTCCGCCAAAGCTCTTCTGAATGATTGACCTTGCTTCCAATTCTTTCTGCTTCAACTTGTCGATATTATCAGGGATAATTCCTGTTTTCCTGATGCGTACAAGGATGGCTTCGATACGCTCGTATGTTTTAAGGGCTTCCTTCAATTCCTTATTGTCAGTCTTGAGTTTATCCTGCTGGTTCCAAGGCTTAACGTATTCCTTGAATCCTGCGATGCCATTGTACTTCGCGCTTGCCGTGCCACCCATGGACATGATGCTATTGATAAGCTCGGCCTCCCTGTCACTCTTCCTCAGCCAGGAATCCATGGCAATCTTCTTGCCGGAAAGCTGGGAGATGGTAATGTCATTCTGAAGCTTTGCAAGTTTATCCTTCAATGCCTGGAGCCTATTGGTTTCCTGGGTCATAAGCTTTGCCGTGCGGTCACTGTACTCCTTCTGCTCTTTGGTAGCCTGAGCTTCCTGAGCTAATCTACGCTTGCGAGCTTTTTCCTCTGCCTTTTCCTGTTCCTTTGTTTGAGCGAATCTTTCCTGAACAAGAAGTTTTGCCGTGCGGTCGCTGTATTCCTTCTGCTCTTTGGCAGCCTGAGCTTCCTTGGCTAACTCTCTCTTACGAGCTTCTTCTTTTGCCTTCGCAATTGCAGTATTATTCTTTTGCCATTCCTTGAGATTTCTACGAAGCTGTCTTTTGGTTGCAGCAAGTTCCTCATCAGTAATCTTGTTTTCCTGCTTAACACGCTCGTTCATCTGATTGCGGAGCTATTCAGAGAATCTTTTAGACTCCTGTTCTCTCAAGCGAATATACTCGTCAATAAGGTTTGTCCCAGGTCTGGTACTGTTCAGCTTGACCGCTTCGTTTTTCCGTTCAAGTGCATTGCGCTCATTTGCCAGCCATGCCAAATCCTCGGCGCTCGGTTGCCATCCGCCTTGCATCGCTGCACTCTGGAGGTTCCTTACGCTCTTGAGCCTTGCGCCTACAGTGGATTTACTCTGCGATATACCATCAGAAAACTGATTTATCTTGAGCATAGTAAGGAGCTCATCGTAGTCCATCTCCTTCTTGGCTTTCCCCTTAGCCTTCTTTGGAGTATCCTCTGTAACAGCAGCTGTTTTTTCTTTAGGCTTCTTACCTTTTACTGTAACGGTTATGTCCTTGAGCTTGTGGAGCTCATCAACGCACTCCTTTATAGTAGAAATGAACTGCTGTGTGTCAGCATTGACCTTTATGGATACGGGTTTTATGGTATCAAGTATTTCCTGTATGCGTGCGGTTTCGTCCTTAAAGAACTTCGAGTCAACTGTAACAGGAACCTTTACCGTAGGAAGCTGTGAGCCAACGTTCTTAACTTCGTCATGGAACCCCTTTGCATCAACTCCGATACCCACCTTTATCTTAGGAAGTTTCTCGCCAACATCTTTGATTTCATCACGGAATTTCTGTCGTTCAATCTTGAGCTGAGTGGAAATCTTTGGAGAAGCGATTTTACCCACCTGCTCCTTGAACATATTTTTATCAATTGAGATAGGCAATTTAATGGTAGGACAGTTCTGCTCAAGAACCTTTATATCATCATAGAGTTTCTTAAAATCAATCTGCAACCTAGATGCCTACTGTAATGCCTGGACCCTATTGAGCAACAAGTCAATAACACTGAGACTAGTTTCATTCACTGTAACACCAATTGCAATAGGATTGTGCCTGTATGCATAATCAACGAAATCCTTGAACTTGTTATAGCCAGGTTCAACACCGCTCGCATCAATATTCAAACGAATATCCTTTATTTCTTTGGCTTTAATTTTAGCAGCCTCAACGGATTTAATGAACTCGCTTGTGTCAAGTCCAGCCTTGAGTATCATATGTGGTAAGCTATTGGTGTACTTCTGGATTTTCTGAAGCTCCTCACGATATTTCTCAAAGTCAATAGCAATAGGGAGAACAGTTTTTATCTTTGCAAGCTCTGTGTTAAGTTTTGCTGCATCGAACTCTATATTTGGCTTGAGCTCTTTGCACTTTGCCATGCAAGCATCTATCGCCTCTATGAACGGCTTTGTGTTCGCATTTACGGTGATAGCCACGTCCTTCATAGACTGCAATCTGGCAATCACGGAGTCAACTGCCTTAATGATAGGCTCAGTGTTCGCTGTAATCCTAATGCTAAATGCTTCCAGGGATGCCAAGGCTTTACGTAACTCAGCAATTTTCTCGTTGACCTGACGGGCATCAGCGGTAACAGGTACGATACCATTTGCTTTTGCGGTCTGCTGGAACTCCCTCATTTTTGCAAGGAACTTTTCATAGGTTCCGCCAGTAAAATCATCTGATACCGGAGAAATCTTGTAACGCTTTTCCCTCAGGGAGTCAAGCATGGACAAATAGTTATTCCTGATTTCATTCCAATGCTCCTTGGTAGGCGTGATACCACGTTCCATCATGGAAGTAAGCTCTTTGCGCATGGAATTGTAACCGGATGCCTCGCGGAGATAATTGTCATAAGCTGCATTTGTAGCTTCCTTGTCACCGCTTTTTGCATAGAACCTTGGAAGCTGTATGCCATAGCCATTAGTTGACAGGGTTGCATTCAGTTTATCCAATTTTTCCAGGCGATGCTCGTATGGCCTTTTAGCTACAAGGTTATTCATATCGTTAAGCTGCTTCAAGAGAGCTTCACGCTGCTTCAGGGCTTTCTGGATTTCATCGTTCTCCTGCTTCACCTGCACTACAAGATTGCTCTTCTCAGGCGGTACAGGAGAAGCCGATGAAGGTGCTATCGTATTCATTGAAACAGCAGTCGTAGCAGCAGCGTTCTTTATCTGCTCTACGCTTTTAACGACTTCCATAATAGCCTGGCGCAAAGCCTCGCTTACCTTATGCAGTGCATCGAGATTTACTGAGGTCTTAGTTGCGCCCTCGCCATATAACATCTTGTCCCAGTCAATAATTTTATTAGGATAGATTGGTAAAAGATCAAGCATTCTAGGATTATCCTTGTATTGCTTTGCCAGTGGAGCGAACAAAGAGCTGTTACCCCCTGCTTCACGTATATTACCTATTGCCTCTTTTATTGTCGGTTTAATAGACTCAAAGTTCTTATCGTCAAGCGTAGCAACCTGTTTGAAAATGTTTTCCATCCCTGCAATATGAGTATCTTTGAAATACTTTTGGAACACTTTATCCATGTTGCGCTCCTTTAATATTCTAAGGGAGTCTCCTATATCCGCGGATGCAGGTGCGTGGTCTACTATAGCTCTATACTCAGAAATAAACCTTGCAAATCTCTCTGGATTCATGAGGTCGGCAGTATCTTTGTATGAATCTACAAGCTAAAAGAATTTTTTTCTCACCTCTTCCAGCTTGGCCGGGTCAGACCAGTCATACTCAGAATACTTCTTATTCATCTGATGGGCAATTGCATTCTTCACATTTTCGTTCTATGTCTTCAGAACGAGATCTTCAGATTGACCGGCGAAATTCTGGAAATTCGTGTGATAGCTTTCCCTCATAAATTCACTCTGGTTCTTGCGAGCCCTAGTTATACCGCGGTCAACTCTAGCCCACGCCTCCATACCCAGCGTAGATGCCTTGGTCATGGCAGTCTGCAACTCAGTCATGCCCTGGTTAATCTTTGCTATATCAGTCTCTGAAAGTTCAAGCTTGAGTTTGCCACCCTCCATTGCTGACTTCTTGATGTCATCAATAGATTTACGTGCCTCTTTGAGTGCGCTGTTCGCCTGCTTAATAACACTGCCAATGTTTACGGAGAAGTCAATTCCTTTATCGGCTAAATTCTTGAGCTTCTGGATTTCTTCTTTCAGATGCCTAACCTAGTTAAATGCGCTCGTTGTGCTTATGGATATATCCAATCCAAGTTTTGGCTTATCGTTTTCTGTGGCCATATTACATCCCTCCCATAAGTTTTCTAATGGCAGCATCGCCTTCCAGTGGCTTTACCTCGCCCTTCATCTCGCGTTCCAATGCTTCCGCATTCTCATTCATACCTTCCAATAAATCTTCCATCTGATTGATTCGGAGATTGCCTATATCCTCCATTGTCATGCTAGTGTTCTGGACAATGGAGGCAAATAGGTTTCTCCATTCAGTCTTTTCCTTTACATCGCTTTTTTTTTGAACTGGGAAAGCCCAAGGAAAGTATTGATAATCTCCTTAGCGATTGCCATGTCCAACCATTCCTCTATCTGCTCACGGCTCTCGCGATAATCCAAGGCGCATTCAATAATCTCCAGCAGGTCATCCTTGAAGCCGTTGTTATAGTCAATGTTACCATCCTTATCCTTGACTACCTCGCCATCCTCGCTTACAGGAGCCAGAAGGTACATGGTCAAAAAGTCAGGATTGTATTTCTCTGTAAAAGAGGTTACAATCTGTAAGTCCTTGAAGCGCACGGAAAATACCTTGTGCTTCTTGTTGTTCCTGTCAATAACAGTTTCATACATAGAAATAGTGTTTGTTTCCATAGTAATCCCTCCGATTAAAATGTTACGCAAAGAAATGTACCGGCGCAATCAGCTGCAAAGTCACCGCCATCCCAGTGGTCATCCACAAAGGCTTCCTTAGCTGCGCCGATAGCCAGCGTGGTCACGCCAGCCCAGAACTTATTCATGCCAGCATTGCGATGCAACTGGTCGCAAATGACATACTAAATGCCAAAGTGGGCAAACCTGTCCACGCCAATGTTATTCCCATCGCTTGCACTGCATACGCCATTAAAGCTCAGTAACATTATTACCATCAATAATATTTTCTTCATATAAATCCCTCCAATAAAAAAGCAGCAATTACTGCTCGGTTATTTATGTTCACAGGAGTTTTATGCTGGTTGTCAGCCTCGGTATCTGCCTTGTGGCATGGGTATCATTAAGTCCCCCATGTGGACTACAGCTTCCATGAAACTGTAAATATAGGATGGATTTACCCTGTTCCATCATCAGCGCAACTTTCTCCTGTGTTATAGTTCACCATAATAATTACTCATAGCTGTAATACAGTAGCTATAAAAAAATAACGGGGAGAGCAGTCAGCCCTCCCCTTTCATTCTCACAGCTTAGTGATAGTAATGGTTGCAAAGTCATCCCTGCCATCGCCTGGGTCAAGAATCTTGACAGTCAAGGTAGGAGTGCTTGCGGAATCACGTGCGGTCTCAATAGCCAGCTCACCGTTTGCACGGACACGACGGGCATAGATGTCAATCTGATACTTGTTGCCATCTGCATCCTCGGTGGTGAACATCCAAGTGAACTCGGATACCTCTGGCATAGCGTTCTTCAGCATCTCAGCTGCCACGGATGCGGAGCTGTCAGCACGGAACCATACGTTGTACTCGCCCTCATCCAGAGTTACGTTAGTGCCAACGGTAATCGCACCGGTAGCGGAAATTGCAACAACATCATCGCCAGCATCGGTTGCTACAGGTACGCTCTTACCATCAGGACCTACCATCGCAATAACCTCAACACCAGTTACAGGAACGGAATCATCGGTCAGCTTGGAGCTGTCCTTGGTAATCTTTACCATGTAGTTGCGCTTGTTGCCAGTAGTGCTGGTCTTGGTACCCTGTGCAATATCAACCTGGGAAAGCTTGAAGTCAGCGTTGGTAATCTCAACGGTGCCTTCCTTCTGAGTCAGGTAGGTGTACAGAGGGAACAGGGAGTCACCACCGTATACATCCTCGGAGGAGGTGGTAACATTCAGCTTCATGGACTGAGCAGTGGTGAACTCAAGAATCTTGCCCTATACGGTCTTGAGTACGCCCTTACCGATACCATGGAGCAATACTGGGGTGTTCAAAATGTTTGCTACGTTAGCCATATATACATCATCCTTTCTTATGTGGAAATCAGAGGAGTAAATTCTAATCTGTATTTATACACTGCATGTACACCGCTTTGCTGTTGTCCTTCGTTGCGAACCCTCTCATTAAAATGCTCATGCATTGTGTCTACGATTATCTTTCGTATCGCAGGGACAGCCTCGCGTGTCGGCGCATATATGTCAATGTACAAGTAGCCAAGATTAGCAAAGTCATTATAAGTCGTCCAAGCTTCATAAAAATACATTGCGATAAATGGAAGCTTGTCTGCATCATAACCCTCCGCTGATACATCCTCTTGCCTTATCTTCAATGAGTAATCCTCATCTTCGCTTATGTTAAGCAGGTCCCTTAGTTCTTCATTTTCTGCACACAGGAACCAAAGTGTGTCTACATACTCAAATGCATTCATTTAAATCCTAATTCCTCAAACACGTTTTCAGCGTATTCCTTTATCTCCTCGTTAGCTTGCTTGCAGAAGCCATGCAATGTCCAATCAGGAGCTTTAGACCTGTCGGGGAATATCCGAGGCTTCTCTCGCACAAAGTCATATTCAAACAAGTTGGTAACATAGGCTCTACCTGGATGAGAGAGCTTGGGCCTCTTTAGTACCCCATGCTTATTAGGTTTTTCTAAGTCGAACACAGCTTTAGCATCGGATGTATGCTATTTACCATCGAGGTCGGTGTAAGTACCCGGTCGAGAGTAAATCGTAAACAATCCTATGATTTGCTGTCTCCAGCCAATGTTGCTTTCGGCAAGTTGTTCTTTCTTCGTCATGAGCCTCATGAGCCCATTCTTATCCATTACACGATTGCTCTTAATCGGTGTACTGATAAGCTTTGGATAGCTCATTTCGTATTCCTGAACAACATCCCCCCTCTTGCGTCTAACAGTGATTTTGTTTTTACGCTTAGAAGGCCTATTGGCATATAGCTGGTAAACTTTTCGCATTGGGTTTCTCGCAGGATTACCAGTGTATTGCCTGAATATTTTTGTCTTATGGAACGATGTTGGTAAAGTATAATTCGTTTTCTCGAATGTGCCAGTGCCTTTACCCTTGCCATACTCGAATGTCCATACTCTCTGACCATAGGCAGCTAATGATAACTTTGCCTTACCCATAGTGGAAGAAACCTCTGATTCAAAATGAATTTCACCACGATCTTTCTTGTACTGCTTTGCGGTCTTGTTCATCTTATGGTAAAATTCCTTCTTCTTTGCACGGGCAAACTTGCGAAGGCATCTCTCCATTCTTTTCTAAAGCCTCTCATTCATTTCCTGGCATCCTCCGAAACCTGTATTACCCAAACATCACGGTATTTTTCTTTGGTGATACCGTCAATTTGGAATACACCATCTTCACTCTTGATGCGCTGCATATCCTTTATTCTGTCGTCAGGCTGCACAAAGAATTTCTTTACAACCTTTGGAAGATAACCGGCATCATAGAACTGATTGTATGCTGATTGGTCTTCGCAGTACGAAGGAACATTCTTGAGAACAAGCTCTTCCTTCAAGCCAACCTTGCGATGATGGTCATCCAGCTTGTTGCTAATCTGGTAAATATCAATAAAGGAATTGATACGCTTGCCCTGCATGGATACGCAGTCAGCTCCAATCTGCTTTGCAACGATGATAAACTGGTCTTGCAACTCATGGTCGATGCGTTTTATGAGGTCGCCATTTGCAATCTTCGTCCCAAGAGGAACAATGACGTTCTTGTGGTCAGAGATTGTGTATGGGTTCTGAGTTTTACCTCTGCGCAGCATGAGCCCTTCCTCGATGAAGCCACGCTCACACTGTAATCGCTCAAGTCTATCTGAGTAAAATTCAAGTACACTGCTCATCGTATCTCAACTCCTCTAAGCATAACCTTTATTTCTTCTGTGAACACGCCTTCGTCTGACAGAGTAACCTTTATGTCGTAGTCATCACGTTGCTTCCACCGCATGACACCGCCCATCTGCTTGATATTGCAAGCAAGGATGCCACACGCCCTCTTGAGCTGTTCAGGGATTACATTGTAGCCACTGTGATAAACAATGTTTATGTTCTATGGAACCTGCCTGAACATCAGCTCACGAGGCATGGTAAACGTGAAGTACAACGAAAGGTCATCGTCAAAGTCGATGCAATCCACCGGGAGTTCCAATTTCTGTTCACCGAAAATACTGCGAGCCTTGGCTGTGATTTTATCAATGCAGATGCGAGGGAAATGATTAAGCTTGCCACGGTATTCCCCACGGCGTTGCTTCAGCTCCACACGCTCCACATGCTGAACCGGGAGAAAGCTAGTACCTTTGTACGCATCAATCAAAGTTGTCGCTGCTTCCACATGCTCCATGGTCACGCCACGGACAAGACCGCAGTAGATTGGTATCTCGCTTTCCTTTATGTAACTCATTTCAATAATCCTTTTGCCATATCAGGATTACCCAGGATAACCTTGCCACCATGGACAGGGACAAGTGTACCATTCACCATGATGTGCGTGAAGTCCTTGTACTGCTCAAGCAGTTCATACTCCTGAGTAACGATGTTTTCCTTTTCTGCAACCTTAGTGGTTGCCTTAGTAGTTCTTGCCATATCAATTCTCCTTCATAAGATAAACAGGAGGCTTAGTAGCCCCCTGCTTATGCAGTTACCTCATAGGTCATGATGAAGTGTGCACCGGTGTGTGCGCCGTGAACAATGTAGTTCGCAAAGTCCATGACAAACTTGTCAGTCAGCAGACGGTCATTGGCCAGCGGATTGTCAGGGTTGGCAATCTCGTAGGTCTGAGGACCATCATTGAACATGTACAGCTTATCAATCATGGAAGTGTTCAGAGCAACAATGGAGTGAGTGGTCTTGCCACTACCGGTAACCGGCTTGATGAACGGAGTCAATACGATTGGCAGCTTGCCCATCGGAGTGTAGAACGCTGGCACGGAAATACCAGGGATAATCTCCATGTCAACCGGCTTGGAATAGATGTCCCTGTTCTGCTCCTGCTTCATGATGATGTCATAGGTTGCAGGGTTCATGCAGATAACATCAGGGTAGTTGGTGTAATCCAGGCGAGTCATCAAGGAAGTAATCTTGGTGGTCAGGGCATCTGCAATGTTTGCGCCGGAAACGATGGCAGTCTTGTCAGTAATCTGGCTCAGTACACCGCAGTACACAAGGTCGTTCTCAGTGGTACCAGCGAGGGTGCCAGTGCCATTCCAAAAATCATTTGCAGTCTTACGGGAGAAGTCAACGAACATATCGTTGTAGTCCTTCGCAATCAGGTCTTCCATAACGCCATAGGTCTCCTCCAACTTCTTGTCGAAGAAGTCATAACGGATACCAGTGATATAGCAACGGGCAAATGCCTGCTTCCAGTTATCACGGTCGTAGTTGGCGTTCAGGGTAGTCGGACGATAAGAAGGGGTCTCCTTAGTGCCAAAGCCAGCGCGCGGGTCAACGGCCTTAGTATTCTCAGGAATTGCCTTCTGCTCATTCCATACATGCGGATAGCCAAGTGCCTGGACATGGTTCACCTTGAAGTCAATCGCAAAATCACGCTTCAGGTAATCCTTCAGCACGTGGTCGTAATCACCAATAATCATTACGTGCCCCTGGTTTACGTAGTTAATCGGGCTCTCAGATGCTCTATAAAGCTTTCTATTGTACATAGTTTATCAACCTTCTTTCTTAATGTTCAGACGGGCAATGGCACGCAGCTTCTCCATGGCTGACATGGAAGATGCATTAATCTGTTTAATCCTCTCAGCCTTGTCGCTCGGTGCATCCAGGTTAGGATTTGCCTGTGCCTTCTGACCAGCCTTTGGCTCAGGGATGCTTGGCTTTTCGATGGAAGCCTTCAGTGCCTCAACGGTAGCCTTCAGGTCAGCAATAGTCTGCTCAGTCTCATCGGAAGCCTTCACCGGTTCCTCCGGCTCATCAGCTGGTACCTCCGGCTCCTCTGGTTCAGCCTGTGCTTTCGTCAGGTTATTCACAGTCTCGCTAATGGCAGCCACAGATTCTACCAAGCCATTAACAGTCTCCTCAAGGGAAACCCGAATCTGTTCTGCGGTCTCTGCTACGGAAGCCTTTACCTGCTCCGCAATCTCATTCTTCATCTTTTCATCCATATTATTATCACTCCTCATCGCTGCAATCTTATCGATGAACGTCTGGGAAAACGCTGCCACATTGCTCCATAGCATTGCACAGCCAACGCCCTCAAATTCATCAATGTATTGGATATTATTCTTGTCATCGTTGTGTACCTTGGTCGGGTACATCTCAACGCTAAAACCTAATGAGTCCATCGTATTGACGGTAAGCTCTGCCAGCCACGGGTACTTTTCTTTCCACATGACAATCTCTGCCATGATGTTGTCATCCTGTGCTTTGCATTTGCGAACAAAGCCAATGATGGTATCTCCATGCCCGGACAGGACTTCCTCTGGCGCGTAACATTCGTCAGCACCATCGCCCCATATGCCAGCAGGGAGCACGCAGTTGACAGGCATACCAACGAAGCTCTTACCACATGCATCAACAGATTCCTGTGTGAAGCATACGTTGTAGCCACCTGAACCGCACGGCGCGCCAGTGCTTGGCTCACCGATTTTGGCGATGCATCCATTGATAATCATCAGGTTCTTTTCTTTGGATAGGGTTACATTACTAAGTGATGCCTTGATTTTCTCCATTTATCTCACCACCTTTCATGTATCCTTTTTGGTATCGCTGGTGTCTTTTACATTGCCAACCCCATTGAATCCCCCAGCTAATCCGTTGTCCACATTAATCTTCACGGTTTTCTCCGGATAGGTCAAGGAAGCATAAGGACTGTCGCTCTGAGGATAGCCCATATTGTCACGGAACTCGTTCTCAGTAATGGCACCGCGATAGTATTCATCAATCAATCGTTTGGACTTTATGGTCTTCTGCTGTTCGGATTCCTCGTATACCAATCGGAATTTAAGGATGCCTCCCCAGCCAAGTGCGCCAATGACATACGTGTTAATCAAGTCCTCATACATGGAAGCATAAGGCTTAATCAATTCCTGCATCACTGTATTCTCCTGGTCTTCACCGGTGCTTCTGTCATTAGCAATCATCAACCCAAGTTTTTCAGGTGGCAGTCCAAAAGCCACACCGATAATCGCAGTCAGCTTGTCCTGCCAGTTGAGATAACTGGATTCACCGAAGCTCGACCGTATCTGCTTGGTTTCAATTTCTGTACCGTTGATAATCGGTATCTTGCCAGTACCTTCAATTTCTTCATTGAAATACTGGATGAATCTCTCACGCTCATCATTGGACACATCCTTCAGGTCAATCAGATAATCCGCTGTGCCGTTTGTGGCTTTGGAATTGCTCTGGTCAACTGCTGACAGATAGTAATCAATGTACCTGTAGGCGGTCATGACAGGGCTCAGTCCATAAGGCTGATAAGTGAAATACTCACGCTGAAGATACGCAACCTCCTTGGCTGTAAAGTATTTCATACCATCCGCTTGCTGCTGGCAATACCTTGCAGCATCCGGATCTGAATAGCAACACGGAGTTAGATGCTGAATGGTGCTCCCATCAATCGGATAAAGGAACAATGGATGGCTCGCATCCTCTGACCTCGCGATTTCCACAGTCATGGCATCGAGTACCAGCGCATCATCAAGTATTCTCTTGATGAACGAGTCTTTACTGTCAATCACGTTTGGATGTTCGATGATATTCTTTAGCACTGCAATCTGCCTTGTGCATTTCCCTCGCCCACCGATTACATCAATGCGGTAATCCTGTCTGGCAAGGGCATCCTGTACAATCATGATTGCCTTGCGCACAATAGGCTCTCGTGAGAAATTCCGTAGCTGCCTCACGGTAGGGTTCTTTGGCAAAACAGATTTCGTTTTGACATTCTGTGGCAGCCGTGTCCCATACCTGTCCGTTGGAAGCAGTTTCATCAACGGTGGCGTGATTACACTTGCCAAATACTTTCTTACACTGTTAAACAATTTCTCACCTCATTCCTATCGCTTTCTTGAGGAAGTCAAAAGTTCCACCGTGCTTCGGAGATGCCCCTGCACTACTGAAGCCAAACGATGTTTTGTTTGTACTCAGCATCGGAGCCAACGCTGACTCCAAGCAGTCGGGAGCATCATCATGTCCCTTTGGATAATTCCTTAGCTGTGAAAGCAATATCTTCTGACTTGCCTTGAATTTTATGTAACCATTCTTTATGTGCGGTACCAGACTCTCTATACGACTGCTCTTGCTGTCCCCTGACTTACGATAGACTTCTATCCAGTCAAGGTATATTCCAGCATTAACCATATCTCGCTTCAAGGTACTGCTAAAGAATGCTTGCATCTGATTGGTCTCCACGACAATGCTAGGCTTGTACTTGTAGTACCTAGCGATTATCTCCTTGGCATCTTCAATAATCTTATCAGGGGTGCGCTTCTGTACATCGGCTTCCAGTACATAGAAGTAGTTATCCATGCCACGCCCCACAGCAACAATGGCACTATAGTCATTCTTGCGCTTCGCTGATACCGCCGGGTCAATGGCAATGCACATCTCCCGAATGTCAGGCGCATCGACATAATAGTTATCCTCAAGCCACTTGGTCTTAAAGACTCTTGTGTTCTCGGTCTGTGGGTCATTCATGTACTCGCTGGCAAAGCTTTCCTCATCGGCTATCCTGCGTTCCATGAGATACCTGTACATATCAGGTCGCTGGTCTGGCCAGAGGACTTCCGTGCCCTCAAGCATTTCTTCCTTGTGCTCATTGTAAAATGCCACCGCATCGTCATACGCATGGTCGCCACGCTCCAGGTCTGTAATGATGGTTTCCCATTCGTCCCACAATGGGCTCCTGGAAAATTCAATTACCGCCTGAAACCTCTTGCGTGTCCATGAGCTGTAGCCAGCATTGGTCAGCATGTGGTACAAAAGGCTTTCATATGAAAGCACTGTGCCAATGTAAATGAAGTCAGCACTGATGCTGCCCATAGGAAGAACATCTGAGTTAAACCATTTCTCAAGGTCACGTGTTTGCGCAGGACTTGCCACCTGCTCAGGAGTTTCCAAGTCATCAAGGATAACGATGTCCGGTCGTGTTCCATTAAAGTTCAGTCCTCGCATCTGCTGTCCTGCCGAACGACCAGTGACAAACACTTTGTTCTGCGTAAGAAGCTCCGTGTTATTCCATAGGTCATCGCTGGTTAGGTCACCGAAATCCTGTCGCAATCGCTGGTTTGTCTCAAGGGCTGTCCTGATATTCAGTAGGAACTGCTTTGATACCGTGCCAGTAGCCGAGACAATAACGATGAACTTCTTGTAGTTATACACTATCAGCCAAAGTACATACCCAAAGGATATGAGTGTTGACTTTGCATGACCACGAGGCGATGCTACCACTGTTCTCGTTTCATCATCCCTATGGTCAAAGGTTATGCTCACCAGCTTGTCAATCAGCCAGTCATGGAACTTGTGGCTCCAGGGCTATCCAAAGCTATCCGCCAGATAATACTCGCAGAACAGCTTGAAGTCATGGGCGCACTTGTCTTTCATGGAGCCGACTTCTGCATCCCTGCGAAGCTTGTTGCCAAAGATTTCTCTCATGATGTTCTCTGCCAATTCACTTCACCTCATACTTCTCCATGTGTTCTATTATCTTCTTGTGCCGTGCCTTTGAGTAGAATGGCTGCTTTGGGAACCATTTCTCAAAGTCGGTCGTGTATTTCTATCGGTTGCATTGCTGACAGGCAGGAATAATGTTTCCTATCAAGTCAACTTTCTCAGGGTGGTCTTTGGACAGCGCGGATTGTGAAATGATATGTTCGGCAATCAATGGCGTTCCCTCAGCTCCGCAATAAGCACATCGACCGCCGAACTCATTAACAATCTTTGTCCATTCAGTTTTGTTCCCGAAGACACCATGCTTTGACACTGGCTTGCCTCGGTTAGAATATGTAATCGTATGTGTTTCCAGCCCAATCACAAGCTCCTCAATGGTACTGAGTCCAACATGATTCAACAGCCAATCCTTGACTGTAATGTTTATCATGTTGCTATAAGGAACATTCACGCCAGCGTAAGAACCAATATCATCATAGAAGTCCCTTATGCGCTCACGGTGCGTTGCTTCCTTCCATCGAGCTGCCAGGTGGTCAAAGAAATGATGGGGAGCTATGTACTCCCTCAGTATGCCTGAGTCCTTCAATTGCTTTCGCAGGTCAGATATGGCATCAAGAGACTTCTGCACCTTCCCTTCGAGACCGTGCTGTCTGATGACGGATTCCATGGCGTTGAACTGATTCAGGAATTTCATTTTCCACTCAAGGGCTTTAGCTCCCGTGAACCCCATGACCAGTATGGCAAACCCATCGCGGTTCATGAGGTACTCCGTGTACTTCTGTCCATTCTGCTTATTGATATATGTAGTCTTGTAGAACATTCCTTGGGTATCCTCAATTTTGAGGAGACCCCTTATGTCTCGCAAAACATTGTCATGCCTTTTTTCAAAGGCTGTTGCCACGACACGGCTGGATGTCACGGCTTCTCTATCGTCTATCGTTGTAACCAAGTCATTCATCGTGCTCTATGCTCAAATATTTCTTTCTTGGCTGCCCTGTAGTCATCCCTGTCCTTCACATGTCTGCGCAGATCCTTGCCCTTTTTCACATGGCGAGGTCTGCGATTCTTTTCTTCCATGCTCATGCGTCAGTAGCCGCGGAAGAAAACTTCTTCACAATGGAATTCACAATCTCAAGGTCATCTTCGCAGAGCGTGGAAGACTTGCTGTCAGCCTCAGCCTTCTCCTTGATGTACTTGAGCTCCAGGGATGTAAAGTCATTCGTGTAGTCACTCGTGTTAATCTCAAGCTCACGAGGGGTTTCCAGCTTGTGCCATGCCCCATCAACGAAAAACTCGGTTACGGACACGGTAAAGGAGCCGGTGCCAGTGCTGGCAACAGAACCAGTGAGTTTTACAGAATCATTTGCATTAATCATAGTCATTCTCCTTTTGCATGTTTATGGTGGCTCGTCTAGGATTTGAACCCAGGTCTTCTGATTAAAAGTCAGATGCTCTACCAACTAAGCTAACGAACCATGTGATACATGAGTAAGGGCGAACCTCATGTAGCCGTTTTGCAACCCATACTCTGAATGGATTACCATTCGTGATTCATGACTCACATGCCCTCTTATGCTTTAGTACTGCGCTTGCGGTTCCCCGGACAATGGGGATGCATGGCAGCTTATTGTTCTTATGGCGGAGCCAGTAGGATTTGAACCTACGGATGCGTGAACATCATCGGTTTTAGAGACCGCTGCAATAAACCACTCTGCCATGGCTCCATAGAAAAAGCCCTGCATTTGCAGAGCTTACTTTCTAATCAAAATTCTTCCTGTTATCATTGCCCATTTGAAGGCACCGGATTCCGTGGCAAGTTTCCAGCCAGCAAGGAATTCAAACCAGCCAATCTTGCCAGACAGCTTCCATGGCCCCCAGATAGGATTGAACCTATCGTATACCAGCGTACCATACTTGAATTTCCTGGTTGCAAGCAGGTTGCCAACACACCCATTGCCAAACCAGTAGAAGGCAAAGCCATAACCGTTATTACGGTACAGCCAAAGCACTCGACAGAAATACCGCTGGATGCGTTCCTTCAATGTGAATTCATTATTAATGCATTTGACAGCGCCTTTATCCCTGCCCAGGTGCTTGAGGTACTCAGGAGCCTCCCTGGTACTGACATAGTGCTTGTCAAAGTCGTACCTGAAAATCTTGGGAACAGTTTCCTTCACGAACCACTCCACATCCAATGAATCATCCCATGTCTGCCAGTAGAGCCATGAGCCATGAAGCTCACCACGCTCATCAGCGAACAGCGCTGCCAACCAATTTGTGAGATAGCACAATATGGAAAGCATCAGGTTCATCGGATAAAATATGAACCATAGCATACACATTCCTCCTCATACGTTGCTCGGTGCGATTGTCTTCAGTGCCTCGCAGAGAATCGGGTCGTCCCTCAGCTTGGCCTTGATTTCCTCATAATCCTCTTGAGGAAGCAGGACACTTATTTTAGCCATGATGATTTCGATTACCTTGGAAGCAGTTTCATATCTATAGACCTGCTCCTGCATCTCACCGATTTTCGCTGTGAGCTGCTGGATCTGAAAGCCCATCTTGGCTATGCCATCAACAATCTTGTTGTACTCAGAAATCTTTGTACCGCCAGGATTGCTATTGGCTTCATCGAGCCTGAGCTGCAACCCATCAAGTGCCTCGCGGTACATGGCTAACAGCTTGCAATTGATATTGTATGTATTGACGGCCTCAGTATCAGAAGTTGCTTCTATGGTTCCGCCCAGGCCATTATTGGCACACCAGCGAACCACGCTGTTATAAGAAAGGACATAGCCATTTGGTATGAGCTTATTGCTATTAATGTAATCAGCAATGGCTCTATAGCTTTTTCCTTTGAGTCTCATTTCCCTTACCATGCCAGTCAGATTGTATATCTGAATCATGCTCTTGCCTGGAGCTTCCATGTGAGGACTTGTCGCACTGCCCCTCCTTGGAGCTAATGGTTTTGGATTTGGATTTCCTCTTGCCATGATGTACCTCCTTTACATTGTTATTCAATGTAATACATAGTAAACAATGTAAACAATTAATGACATTGTTTGTAATTTAATGTAATTAATTGTAAACATTTGTATGTATGATATACATTGCATTTCTATAGAACTATAAAGAATATATAGTTCCATAAAGATACAATGTAGTATCTATAGGTAAGTAAGGTATTCATAGTATACATGTATGTCATAGTTATTCATGGTATATCATATACTCATGTTCTATGGAACTCCATAGTTCATATAGAGCTACATGGAATACTATCGTATTCTTAGTACGATATATCCCATAGAAGGTAAAGTCACTTCGTGACTTATTGTCCTATCGGACAATAACGTTATCCCAAGGGGGTGATGTCCCATGGTTAAGAACCATAGGTTATGAGTTACCCTCGAATACACTGTATACATAGTATACATATATATCATAGTAATACAATGTATATCTATGATAAGAACTATGGTTTAAACATTGACCCCCTGTAGTCCCCCACAGACGGTCGTATCCTCATTCCCTACTTTCTTCTCTTTTAAAGAAGCACTCCATGCCAATGACGGATTAATAGGGTTGCTCCCACTACTATCTCACAGCATAAGCTGCACTGTACTTCATGGGCGAGTTCTGAAAAAGCCATGAACAACATGAGTAAGAGTCGCAAGTCAAAGACTGGGAAATGCAACACTAACGATTCGCAAAGTTTTCCTCATGAGTCCATGTCCTTCTCAGCTCCTTTACAAAGAAGAGAAAAGGATAGAACGTAAAAACCTGTTCTACATATAATGTATTTAGCCCACAATAATATTCCATGTTTCCCAAAAAAATTTTCAAATTTTTAAAAATGAAACTTTAGTCCCATAAAAATATTGTTTCGCTTTGGTACAGAGCCTTGCACCCCTTGGTATTACTGGGGTTAGCAGAGTTTTTTCATTTGATGCCTGGGAATTACATAGTGTTTCGGTGGGTGAATGACAGTGAGAAGCGTTGATATTACTGGGCTTGAGGGGGATTTCATTTGAAAAATTGGTGGCCACGGGATATGAGGGTCATACCGCGCGAAGATAAATTTTTTTGCTATCATTGGTGAAAATTTTTGCACCCTGGGAGCCCTTGTGTGGCACGGGGTCCGGGGTCTATCCTTGATACCTGGCTTTATGGTTATAAAGCGATATTTTAATGTATACATAGGCGAAAATAGGATTTCATGATACCTTATATGCAAGCCTTGAGGCAAAAGCCAAGGGGCGATAGCACATTTACAATTATATATAATGAAAGGTGGTCTTTACCATGGCAAAAGGCAAGGCAAGTGTGGCAGATGTACAGGCATTGTTGGCAAGGCTGACAGATAGTATCTATGAGATGCAGGGGGCTCCAAAAACAGCGTTGACTATGGAATTTGGCGAGATACCCGAGGACAGCATACTTGTTAAAGATAATGAGTATACAGAAAATACTATTGCCAATACTTATATTGACATTGTAAGAGCGTACACCATGCAAGGCTATATCACTAAAACACAAATTGCTTATAGTGATACGGCTAAAAAAATTTATGTGAAAGCCTCGAAAAATGGGGCTTCCATATCCCATAATCCGCTAGGCAGTGGGGTTGGTGGTTATGCCGTTGATTTTACAACGTTTGACGGCGACACTATGAAAGCAGATATTATCACATGTGCTAATTTTATGTACGACAAGGACGGCTATTTTTATAAATTGTGTCTGTGATACCTGCAAGAGTGCTAGGGATTTTTCCCTAGCCTCTTTTTTTATGCGTGCAAATAGTGTCGCACAAAACTATGTCTCACAAGCATGGTGACTATACACTATGCTTTTTTACTATGCAATTGGAGGGCTACCATGAATATCAAAGACCTAACGCCAGGGCAAAAGCTCACTGTAAAAGGCATGTTCACACTCGTGTTCGTCAAGCACTATAGGGACCACGAGAAAAACGTCTCTATAGCCGTGTTTACATGTGGGGGCAAACGGCATATATCGTGGCTCATTGATACTCAGGGGCGAATTAACCTTGAGTTGCCGCCTATCCCTGCTACCATCAAGAGTACACCGGAATACAAGGGGAGCGATGGTGTCGCGGTATACGACACAAACAAGCTTCTCCACCGTAGCCATAAGAGGCACTACATAGGCGGTGGGCAAACGCCATCCTATGGCGAGTTGTGTGTAGGCGAGGTTGCCAGGGGTGCCATCACCTGGAACCGTAATTACTGGAGGAGGTGAAAAACAATGCTCAAAACAAAGTTACTCATAAGCACTCTCGTTGAGTACCATTTTAGTGGCCCTGAGTCACAGGAAGCCATTAGTTTGCTCAGGAAGCTCACTGAGCCACGTAGGTTTACTAAGGGGCGCACCAAAGGGCACCGGCGTCCACTGTATCGCAAGGAGCGTAAGGAAGCCGAGGTAATTCTTGATTTCGTTGAAACCATACTCAACCCTACTGTACCAAGGCGTATCCGTCTTTTTCTCAGTCTTCAGCTTGAAGCCAGGTATGGTAATTAATATTGCAAAGGAGTGGAATAGTTATGCCTAGTATACTTAAGATAAAGAGGTATCAGGTGGAGCTTCGCGGTTGCGGGGCACAAGCCACCTATGTATTCTATCGTAGAGGCACGGTTGCAGGGCAGCTCCCTGTGTATCACCTGCCATTCCGTGCAAGCAAGGCTACCATTATTGCCATGCTGACAGAGTTTGCGATGGGGTTATAGTATGTCATGGGCAAACAGAGGAGTCATGCGATTTACTTGTATGGCTCTTTTATTTTGCCCATGAATTGGCATGAGCAAGTATAAGTTTTGTGCTGTCCTATCGGCTTAAGGTATGTCGGTGTGCTCGATTTAGTACACTTGTACGACTTGTTACGGGGAGAAAGTTGAGGTTCATTATGACAAAAGTATTATGGTTTTCGCGCCACCTCATGCAGGTGGCACAGATGCAGGCTCTCATGGATAAGCTGGGTGACGTTGATATTACCCAGGTGAACAAGTCTATCCAGTCCGCCCAGGATATAGCCCAGGAAATTGAGGCGCATGACATTATTGCCGTGGTGGCTCCCCCGAATTTGCTTGCAGGCATCCTTCGGATTGCTGGGGATAAGCCTGTGATTACCGCGAAAATGGGGAGAACTATTCTCCCCGATGGCTCTGTGGAAATGCCGTTTGAGAAATGGGAGCGTGTGCTCCGCGTTGACATTGTAAAGGAGGATTTCTAATGTTTATTGACTGGACTCTCATAATATCAATTCTTGCCCTTGCGTTCTATGCTGCCTACTGTGCAGCATATGAAGAGTACCCCGATGATTTCGCGGAGTACATAGCTCTAGGGGTCATGGGGTGCGTTATCCTTCTAGGGTTACACACTGGGATAGCAACGAGTGCGTTGCTTATCATGGGGCTCTTGTTTATGTCAGCGGTATTAATCGTTGACGTATTCTAAGACTTTCCTGGGTTAAAAGCCTGTACAAAAAAAGGAAAATTTTTGGAGTTTCAAAGTTTTATTGGTTTTTACTTAGGAAAAAGGAAAAATTTGGTAAAGGAGAGAGAAAAATGGCGACTATATTTGTTCGTGAAATGCCTGTGGATGAACGCCCATCCACAAGGCTCAAGCATTTGGGGGCAGGGTTTCTGAGTAATGCAGAGCTCCTGTCTCTGCTTATCAAAGATACCAGCACCACTTCAGGTTACGAGGTAGCTCAGGAATTACTCAGGGAAGCAAATGGGCTCGCAGGGCTCAGGGATATTAATCTTGAATCCTTTCCTGGCATAGGGAAAGGGAAATCACTGGAGCTACTTGCTCTCCTGGAGCTCGCCAAGAGACTGGGGCAACAAAATAGGAATATCAAAATTATCACCTGTCCAGAGGATGCTGCGGATTACGCAGCTTCACGGCTGAAATATGAAAACAGGGAGCATTTTTGTATCATCCTGCTCAATGTAAAGAATCATATCTTGTCATGGGAAACTATCTCAATAGGTTCCCTGGATGCTTCCGTGGTACACCCACGGGAAGTCTTTAGGCCAGCGATAATCAAAGGAGCAGCCTCGATTATCCTGGTTCACAATCACCCAAGTGGTGACCCAACGCCTAGCAAAGAGGACCTTGAGGTTACCGCTCGCATGGTTCAGGTAGGAAAAATCATGAATATTTCCGTGCTCGACCACATTATCATCGGTGGAGACAGCTTTGTCTCCATGAAGGAGAAAGGAGCAATAAAATGATTAGCATGGAAGAGAAAATTGCTATGGCAGAGCAGAACATTCGCCTTGCCATGATAGATTACAACGAACATATCGATGTTGATGACCATATTCTCACAGACGAGCCTTTTTACGAACGGCTCGCGGAGGACAGTACCATGGCAAAGCAGGGACTCCGTGAGCTCTTCCGTAAGTCCCCATCGTGGGACGAGGAACTCGATGCGATTGTATTGAATGGCAATCGTACCCATGAGCCAGTTGTTGGGATGGTATATTCGGGAGTCGTTGACCTTCTTGTGAAGGCAAAGGTGGGAGAAGACATTCGCCTTAGTGAGATAGCTGAAATTGCAAGATTCTTTGCATGTCATGAAAACGAGCACTTGCCAGTATTACAGAGGGTCGCTCCAAACGCATGGAGGCCAGGAAAGAAATTATCCCGCGTACTCCATGGAGTATGTAAGAGCCTTGGAATCGTCAATGAGTCTAAAGGCTCATGGTTCCAGAAGAAGTTCGCAGAAGTGGCAGATGAAATGAATAGCAGAAAGCTGAGCTACAAGCTGTTCCTCAGCTTGAACCCAGCCCATTTTCTTACTATGAGCAACCCCCATGGAGATGACCGTGGACAGATGCTCACCTCATGCCACTCCCTGACATGCACTGAATATCAGTATAACAACGGATGTACTGGGTATGCCCGTGACCCGGTGACATTCATCGCATTTACCGTGGCGGACCCTAGCGACAAGGAAACGCTGAATAACCGCAAGACAACAAGACAGCTCTTCATGTATGAGCCTGGGAATGGCGTTTTGTGTCAGTCTCGCCTCTATACCACCAACGGAGGCACTGATACAGAGGTGGAAGAGTACAGGCTTTACCGTGACCTTGTCCAGAGGGAAATTGCTCTCCTTGAGGGCGAGGTAAATCTCTGGACCAAGAAAACAGTAAGCCAATGGGGGAGAACTTGGGTACATGAGCACGGATTATTCGGCGGATATGCTGACTGGTGGCATTTCAGTAATTTAGCAACAGTATCTGTACTCAAATCTCACATGGAAACAGCAAGTCCTTTCATTGCTGGCGAGGCAGGGCTTTGTCTCAAGTGTGGCGAGGAAATCGATAAGTACCTCTACTGCAACGATTGCCTGGAAGATATGGGTTATGACATTTGCTTTTGCTGTGGCGATGCTGTCCACCATGGAAATGGAAATGAAGTCCACGACCTGGAAACAGGTGAATCGGTGGTAGTTTGCGATGCTTGCTATGATTCAGAGGTTGTCGAATGTAATTGCTGTGAAAGAGATGTATTCAGTTCTCAGACGCAATGCCTATCCGGAATTGGCAGGGTATGCGATGAGTGCGCCGAGAACTATGAAAAATGCGACTGGTGCAGTAACTATGGTAACAAGGAAGAGACACATGATGCAATCGACCATGATGGTAGCAGTATAACAGTATGTGAATACTGTTATAACAGCAGATTCTCGGAATGCAAAGAATGTGACGATGCCTATCCGTTGAGCACTCTTAGGGATGGTCTTTGTCCTGAGTGTTTCCCACGGGTAAGCCGTGAAACTTTAGGGAGGGCATAAGTATGCTGAGTAAAATCATAAGGAAAACCGAATTGCAGTTGTTCAACCGGCTCACTCGCAGGTATGAAAATGCAATCCACGAAGCCATCAAGTATATCCTGGTTCCAGGTGAAGCTCCTGTGCTTCTCGTTGCCCACCTGGACACGGTTCACAAGGAAAAAGTGGAAACCATTTGTCGGTCCAGTAAAATCTGGATGTCTCCGCAGGGTATCGGAGGTGATGACCGTTGTGGTGTGTATGCTCTCGTGAGCATCCGTGAAAAGGCAAAGAAAAAGCCGTGGCTCCTCTTTACATGCGGTGAGGAAAGCGGTGGAATCGGGGCAAGCAGGTTTGTTAATGAATATCTCAAGAACGAGGGGCTCAGGAAAAGAATGAGTTCCATAAAGTTCATTATTGAGCTTGACCGTAAGGGCAAGAATGATGCCGTGTATTACGATTGCTATTGCCCCGAACTGGAGGATTACATTACTTCCAAGGGGTTCCATACGGACATAGGTTCGTACAGTGATATTGTGGACATCGCCCCTGTCCTTGGAATTGCCGCTGTGAACCTGTCCTGTGGATACTACAATGCTCACACGGAACATGAGTACATCGTGTTACCTGAATTAGAGCACACGATAAAGGTGGTGACTGAGATTGTAAATGAATCAGATGAGCTTCCCAGTTTTCCCTATAAAGAAGATTGGAGGCTCGATGAAACGCAGGATTGCTTTATCCCCACACAGGAAGAACAGGAAATGCTGGATGAGCTCTCCGTCTACATGGGTAAAGATATACTGATGGAGTACGTAGCCTACTATGGGCGTGAGATTATACAGGAATTGTACGAAGAGGTAAAGGAGGAAGAATCATGGGAAACAGGTGTGTAATAACGACCGAGACAAGGGAAGTCGGTGTATACATGCACTGGAATGGAAATCCTGATTTCGTAGCTTCCCTGCTTAAGTATTGTAAGCGTGCTGGCTTCAGGAGGCCAGAAAGTGATTGCTATGGGTGGGCACGCTTGTGTCAAGTGGCAGCAAACTATTTTGGCGGTGCACTGTCTATCGGTATTGACCGGTATGACAGGCTGGATACGGATAACGGAGACAATGGTACATATATTATCCGTGATTGGGAAATTGTTGACAGGGAATTCGGTGAAGGCTTCGGTGAAGCCAATACCGAAATCATGATAGCAATTGATAATGCCCAGCCAGTACCAATGTTAAAAGGAGGTAATACACATGATTAAAATTTGGAGCAGCGAAGTCGACATTGATGATTACAAGGACTATTTGGAGGAATGTTTTCCAGGTGTTACCGATGATGATGAGAAGTACAATATCGTCAGCGAGCTGAATAAAGAATACCTTGATGACGAGAGGATGAATCTCAGGATTGACGTTGGTTCTCCAATTATTGAGGTGGCAGACCTTGGGTTCTGGAATGGGAGAACGCAGGGGTATCACTTAATCACATCTGGAATACTGAGTGACATATTCAATTTCCATGGTTGCGATGATGCAACCTTTTTTATTGAGGATGGCGAGCTGAGGTCTACCCTGTATCACCATGACGGACACCACAACATCGTGTACAGGAAGGTAAAGGATATGGATAGGCTCCATGAGATGCCGCTGGATGAGTTTGTTAGCAAGTACACGGAGAGCCTCGCGGATGCAGTGAAGAAAGTGTATGGATGGAAGGAGTGACACGCATGGATGAAGAGCTGATTGGATGCCTCATCGACATCATCGAGGATTTCCTTGACGAGTACACAGGTGACAGTAGAGTGCACATCAAGGGTGAGCTCTATGATAACCTTGCAAAACAGCTTAGGGACACGTTAGAGAATTGGAGGTAATAAAAATGTTAGCAGTAGTGAATCAGAGGAATACCGTAATCAATCAGAGGAATATCGTACCAAAGAGCATGTATGATACCCGTAAGAATCCGTGGGATAGCCTTGGAAGTATCACCTTCCCTGGCTCCACGAAAATGCGGGATGCATTGCATCTTGCAGACTTGGACTTTACCGTGTCCCAGGCAGACCAGTTCTGCTACATCGATGGGGTGCAGGTCCCTACGGGTGCAGTGGCAAACTATCGTACTGACAATGGAGAAATCCTCGGAACTGTGGGAAAGAAGTATCGCATTGTCCAGAACTGGGAAGCATTTGATTTTATTGACGAGCTTCTTGAACATGATATACAACTGGAAACTGCTGGTCATGTCAAGGGTTCCAAGGTGATATGGATGCTCGCAAGAACGCCCGACAGCATGGTTCTCGGAGATGAGTTCGAGAATTATCTCTTGTTCGCCAATAGCTTCGACGGAACCCGTGCGGTGAGCGTATGCTTCACGAATGTCCGTGTATTTTGCCAGAATACCATGAACCTGGCACTGAAAAAGGCTGCTCGCAAGTGGAGTTTTGCTCACAAGGGAGACATTGCCAGCAAGGTAAGAGAATGTCAGAACATTCTTGCCATGCAGACCAAATACAACAAGGCTCTCAACGATACAGCCGAGGCTCTTGCCCATGTAAAGATTGGTACTGAGCGTGGATGTCAGATGGTCAATAGGCTCTTCCCTATCAATGCTGACATGGGAGATATTGCAACGCAGAGAGCCTCAGAAAATAGGGTGAGGTTCATGAGGTGCCTCAAGGCTCCTGACCTTGCTGACCATTGGAATGGTAACCTCGTTGATGGCTGGGGATTTATTTCAGCAGCGAGTGACTTTGCTTATCATACTGAACCGGTAAGGAGAACGAAGTCTTCTGCAGAACGCCCTATGGTAGATGCCCTGGAAGGCAACAAGCTCCTTGATACCGCCTTGAAAATGCTCTGGGAGGAGATGTAAGCATGTTTAAAGAATATCTTGAGGAAATCCGGAGGACACGTTCACCGAACACTTACGAGAACTACTGTAATGCCTTGAAGAAATTCAAGACAGGCAGCAAAGAGGAAATTATTGAGTTCATTGCAGACGACAGCATCAAGGGCACATCGAAAAAGATGTACCTCACGGTACTCAAAAGTGCGCTTGATTATTACGGTGAATTATCCAAGGACAAGGCAAGGATAATCAAGGGTTATCGTTGTAATAATCCTATTGAGCCCTGCCCCACCGATGAGGAGGTTGAGAAAATATGGGGTGTATTGAAACGCCCAAGAGACAAATTAATCTTTGCCCTCATGGCATATAATGGTCTCCGTATCTCCGAGGTTGCTAACTTGCATCTCGGAGATATTTTATCTGGGAATAAAATCCTGCTCAGGAATACAAAAGGGAAACGGGATGCCGTGGTTCCCATTATCCATAATAGGGTGCGTGAGTCACTTGATGAATACCTGGACACACGCAAGTATGACCTGGATGAATTATTTGTTACCCAGCAGAAGGCAGCGATGACCTTGGAGGGTATGAAATTCATGGTCAGTAAGGTTTGCAGGGAATGTGGTCTCCCCTATCACCCACATTCTTTCCGCAGATACTTTGCGAACACACTGTCAAAACATGGCGTTGAATTGCAGTACATTCAGACTGCAATGAGACATAAAAATCCTGGAACTACAATGAGGTATCTTAATATTGACCAGGATGACGTAGCAGCAATCATGAAAAGGATTTACAAGGAGGAAAAGTAAAATGATGAACAACATTGAAGACATGAAGGCACGGGCAGACATTATGAAGCGTGAGTACGATGAGCTCATGGATATGATTGCAGAGCGTGAAGCAAGCGAGAGACAGTATGAGTTCATGTTGCACAAGCTCATGGAAAATCAGGAGATTTTCTTTGACCTGTTGAGGGACGTATATAACAGGAAGATTGACCTTGATGTACCTGTGTTCTTTAATGACAGGACGTTGAATGAGGTGTTCAAGGGGTTAAGCGTAACCGATGTAATGCGCTCTATTGCATGGAGCACGCCAAAATACTGTACTGTGTTCTATGTAACTAACACCAGTCGCACTGGAAGGAACGTATTAATCCACGGTATGCCAGCATATGATTGGAACACGGAAGCAAGATACCAGGCTGCCAATAAGCTGGCCCATTACCTTGTTGACAACAATATTGCAGTGTAAGGGAGGGTATTATGGAAGGCTACAAGTTATTCAATGTAAAGCATGGAGAGCTCTTTACCCTCTATGTGGATGCAAAGGAACCACGCCCCATCGGGGTATGGCTGGAGGCATCCGAAGGAAAGCGTATGCCATCAGGGAGAGTCAAGGCATCCTCTGGAGAACTTTGCTTCCGTCCTGGATGGCATGTATGCGAGTATCCCGTGGCTACACACATTGGAAGCAAGGAAAATCCCACGGATGCACGCCCAAGCTACCGCCCGGACAACCAGGTGTGGGCACTGATAGAATTCAGTGATGAAATTGACTACCAGGTACAGGCTGAGCTTGCTGGGAAGTGTGCTCGGGATAAAATGCTGAGATACGTGCCAAAAAATGGCTTCTACAGATACAAAACCAATGCTCAGGCGGTGGTTCAGTGGTATATCTGCGGAGCTATTAAGATAAAGCGTATTCTCACGGATGAAGAAGTGGAATCCATCAATAATGCCGTAGGATTACACGATTTACCAAGAAAAGGAGTGAAATAAATGAGCCTGAAGGGAACAGCGTGGCATCGCATGGCAGGATATGCCTCAGAAATAAGGCATACAGCCAACGATTTGCTGCAAGGAAAAGAAAATGTGCATAAAAGCGTATTCGATGAAACACATTCGGCCTATCAGCCCATGAAAGAGCGTGGAGTTGATGGGCTTTTTGATTGGCTGTATTCCGTGGGCATTTGCGGTCACGCAAGCAAGCCAGGGCTTTGCGTGAACGGCAGCTATCTTGACTGCAATCCCACGGAAGCATGTGCTAAGTATTGTTATGCCTGCTTTGGGCATTACATCATGAGAAAAGTGGCTATCAAGGGTGAATTAATTGCTCTCGCTGCACACCTTGACCCCTACAGGGTTGCTCACATGATTAGCTGTGAGTACAATGTCGCTCCAACGCACCGCCACGGAGAAGCGTTGCGTATGTTTGATAAAGGTGACATCAACGATGATTGGCTGAAGGTAATTGAGCTCCTCAATGAAAGGGGTATAAGAACACAGATATTTTCCAAGTATCCTGAGCTTATCCAGAAGCTGGACAGGGATATGAATGTAATCATGTGGTCTGTCGATGCATCAGCAAAAAATCTCCACATCTACCCTACCCTTCCATTGGCTTTCGTATACAAGAACAAGGATTATCCAATGCTGGACAAGCTTAAGGATAGGTTCCTTGAGTATGGTGGTGTAGTATTGCCCATCAAGGGGAGCAAGGAGATTCCAGTTGTCCCAGCGTGGGCTGAGAAATACATGTGCCCTATTGACTCAGGAAAAAAGACGATACAGAAAGGAGTAATCAAGCGTGCAGGTGAATGGCGTTGTCCTGACTGCGACCTGCATGGCTCCGCAGGGTGCTTCTATGGAAGAAGTCTTTGCAATATCAAGCGTACATTAGCTTGACAAACGTAAATTCAAAGCGTATAATTGTGAAACAAAGGAGTGATTGTCATGGCTGGGTACTCTAAAGACAAGATGATGAGCAACAATGCTATATCAGCCTATGCTAGAGGCGAAAAGCCATGGAAGAAATGGAAGCGGAAGGACATTATTGAGGGCTTGAGGGAGATTGGTATCACCGTCTCCCCTATTTTTTCCACTGAGCAATTGAGGGAACGGTATCTCGTGTTCACATGCGAGCATCATGTGGGAAAGATATTTAAGCGAGTGAAATTCTATAAGATAAGGGAGTGAACCAATGTACATAGACTATGTCCAATGCGTACACAAGGAAAAACGCTCGGTAACCTTCGAGGCTCTTGGCCATTGCGTGGGAAATATCCTCGTTGCCAAGGATGGGCAGGCTAACGATGCTAAAAAAGGGAAATTCTACAGGCTCTTGTATGAATTTAATTCATGTGAGCAGCTCAGGATAAAGGAATACACGGAAATTCCAAGTATTCCGAGGGTTAAGCATACGAAAAATGAAATGGAGGTATGTAATCATGAAACTGTTTAACGGAGATGTCGTTGTGCTGAGGGATTACAGGCGTGGCACAATTGCTGGTGACATTATTGCATTTGTTCCCAGCGATATAGATGATGATGCATATGACTATGTGCTCTTTGAAGATTACACTGATGACTATAGGCACATACAGGATGACGGGCTGGACATCATGGAAGTGTATCGTATCGACTGGGGCGACGATGAACATGAGGGCAGCAGGGAATATGAGCGCATCTGGAGACGTGTTGATCCACGCTACATGTTGAAAAATGGCGACATTGTAACGCTGAGGAATGAAAAAGATTACATTGTGTCCGGTCCATACTTTGTTCACAGGGCTACATACGAAGTTGTTTACTGGGATTATTTCACAGATGACCTTCAGCACGGTGAGAGAAACTCCGACATTGATGTAATGGTTATCATAAGGGATGGCAGGGAAATATGGAGGCGCGATTAATATGATGATAAAAGCTGCGTTACTTGTGGAGGACTATGCCCAGCTCATGAAGTTACATGAGCGCGATGAAAAATTCATACAGTTCATGAGTTCTGCACACACCAAGACCAAACTGTATAAGCATAATTTTTACCTGATTATGACATGGGAGTATTGCCTCAGCGGTGCCCGTGAAATTCTCAGGGAATTTTGTGAGAAAGCATTTGGCGACTATATCAGCGTGGATATAGATGATAACATTGTCTGTCAGAAGAGCATTGGTCTCATTGACGTGGATATTCGCATCATAGAAGCCGTTTAAAGCCTGTTTTTCGAGGGGTAAAATTGCTTGCCTATATAATTATATGGACAGGCAATTAATACCCCTCAAAAATGGGGATTAATCTATAGTTTTAGGAGGTAAAAATCATGGAATTCTTACAGAAAGACATAGTTGTATTCAGGGACAAGACTGAGGGCGTGGTATCTGATGATGCCATCGTAAGAATCGATGAGCGCGGTGACTGGGACTGGATTTCCCTGGAGGATTTCAGGGATAATGGCACATGCAAGATTTGCATCGAGTGGGACATCATGGAAATCAAGAGAAAGGAAAGCTATGAGCAGTGCTACACCACTGTGTTCAAGCGTGGTGAGCCCCTTGAGTGCGGTGACATTGTTGTACTCAAAGATGGTGACAGGGGTGTAATTGCCGGTAATCGCATTATATTTCCCAAGGACTGCCAGTGGATTGAGCTCACTGAGTATGAGGGGTACATGAACACATGGGATGAAGACCTGGATATATGTGAGCACTATAGGCTCATTGATGGGAAAATGGAATTGCTTGGTGGGGAGGAATAAGCTATGGAATTCAAGAATGCTGATATTATTACGCTGAAAAATGGAGACACCTGTGTGGTTGCAAGTGATACTGTTGTGTCCTGTGATAGGCAGATAGGCATTAGCCTCAATGATTTTTCTCATGATTATTATGATGATACACTGAATCACAGAACATTCGGTGAATATGACATTACTAAGGTCATGAGGTTCGATGGCTTCCATGAATATAAATGCGTATTCGAGAGACACACGCTTGTATTTGAGCTGGCCGGCGATAAGCAGGATAAGCTGTTTGACATCCTGTGTACTTGCATTGAGTTCTCAAAACCAAGTGCTCAGTTCGATGTCATCGATAAGTACCTGGACTTGGAAGTGGTTGACCTTGATAGGCATGGGTTCGATGGATTCATTTGCACCGCCAAGCATTTCGATAGTGCGGTTGATAACCTGTCAGCCCTGGAAATCCTGCAGATGGGTTCCAATAGTAAGCCATTGGATAATTTCACGGATTTCTACTGGGTGCATGATGGTATCGTTGAGTATGGCGACAAGCTCCTGGATTTGCTCGGCACGAATAAGTACCATGCACTCATCAAAAAGACAGTCAAAGAAATCATCAGTCTGTATGACAACTGTGCTGAGACTGGAAAGTTACCACCGTATGAGCGGATGCCAGAGGAAATTAAGGTTATCGCAGATTTCATGAAGGGGGCTGAGTAATCATGTATATTGTCACTGCTTTAGATGGATTGTACATGGAAGACCAGGCTGTCACGTGCAGCCTGGAAACTGCAAGGAAACTTTTTACCGAATGGGCTGAGAAATGGAATATGCATGTTTTTCCAGATGGTAAAATGGCAAGGCTTGGAAACAAGAGTGTTAGACTGTACAACCTTCCATGCGAGGATAAAGAGTGCAAGACGTTGTATGCAATAACAACAATTGATAATAGCGATGATTTATCTATTTGTATGCAAGTTAAAGATGAGTATATAGAGGCTATAAGAGTGTACCTGCAAACCTTACTTAGCTTTGTTAAAGATGGAGTCAGCAAAGACGTTGATGACAATGATATGGTTGACAACATTATGTTTATCATGACGTGCTACAAGGTTACTGATAGCTTCGATGACACAATTAGGTTCGATGATTCTTCCGTGATATTCCGTACATTGAAAGTTGTTTAAGCGTGGGTATTCCCCACGCTTTTCTAATGTGATAAAATGGTAAATATGACAAAATGAAAACTGGAAATACGATACAATGGAGTGATTGTTATGCTATATGATTTACCGAAACCAAAAGATGGCGAGGTGTTTTGCGAGTTCAATGTTAATCCAAAGAAAAACATTTCCCTGGATTGTTCTATCCGCGCTACAGCATTAGCATTTGATATATCTTATGATAAAGCATATCGTAACTTATGTGAATTTGGTATAAAAATGTCAAGAATGTTTAATGAATCCAGATGTATTGGTGTATATCTGAGCAACAAGGCTGTGAGATTAATGATTGATGTACAGGAAACAGTTAAGGAGTTTGCATTAAACCATCCTAAAGGAAGGTTTTTGCTGGGTGTAAAAGTAGATAATGATAAACTCAAAATAACTGACCATACAGTGTGCTGTATTGATGGAATTGTTTATGACTCATTCGATTCAACCAATGCTACTATATATCGCGCCTGGCAAGTGTATCTCAGTGAAGAAGAATTGCTGTACGATGTGCTCGTTGGCATAAAGGATGCCGCAACAAAACCATATAAAGATAACGAAGATTGCTTTACTGCACTTGAAATGAAAGAGCTTTTGAATTACAGGCGTATGCTTGAGCGAGACCTTCAGAAAATGGAGGATTTCATGGAAGGCAGATAAAAAAAGGGGGGATATGACAAAATGAAGGTAATAAATGCAACAACAATAGGTATTCTTATCTCTGCTCACATGGAAGGGGATGAAGTTAAATTCTTATCCTATGCTAATTTCATAGCAGAGGCATATGAGGAAGCGGGCGAAGAACGAAGTGCAAGAATTATCAGAAAAAGAATAGACGGTTCTTACAAAAACGAACCGCAAGTATGTTTAGATGGGACAGAGTTATAGACAACATGCAATAATAAAAAACAACCCTCCCTTTTCTCTTTTGCAGAGATTAGAGAGGGTTGATTAATGCATAATTACTCCCAAAAACAAGAAAAGCCCTCAAAAGAGGGTTCTTCTCAGTGAGCTTTCTTTTGTGCCGGTCGTGGCTCTACGACCCATCTTCTCAGTGAGCTTTCTTTATAACGTCGTGGCTCTACGACATTTCTTACCTTATCTTTGCCTATATAATATCACACAGTTATACTAAAAGCAAGTGTTTTAATGCTCCCCCTTTTTTATTGCTTCCATGCAATTACCGCGTGAAGCAGTGCTTTCAAGTTTAACCTTTCAGCTATGGGAAGAACCCTGCTTATTCGTTTGCTTATCGCTGGCTGACCTAAGTTCAACCGTTGACCGATATGTTCCTGGGTATATCCGTATGCAACCATGCACAGGATTTTCCAAGTGGTACTGGATACGCGGTGCCTTAGCTTCATAAGACAGCTATAGAGTTCCAAGTAATCATACTTGGCGAGTACGATGTCTTCCGGGCATCTCATGTTAGGAACGTACTCTATTAGTCTAGTATATTTACTGTCTTGCTTCCACTGGTCAAATGCCAATCTGCGTTGCAGGTCTACCAAGGAAATCTTGCCGGTATTATAGTCATCCATGAACTGGGCAATGGTATCTTTCATACTGCCACCGCCTTTTCTATGGTGCACATTTTGCCCTGGCTCTTGCCAAAGGCGTACATTGCACCAACCTTGTCTCCAAAGGACTGGCAACGCAGGACAATGCTTCCATCGTCTAGTTTGCGGTCACCTGTGTCCCTCTTGGAAGGCTCCTCTTTTTCTTCGATGAATCTTACATCATGGCTATGCTCTTTCAATAACTCAAAGAGCCTGTCTTTATCCTCTGTTTGAATGGTGAGGAGGTATAGCCACCCCTCATCATTCAAATCCACGAGAACACGGACAATCATTTGCCAGTGCTCCCAAAGCCACCGCGGTTCTTATACCCAAGCCTTGAAGTCTCAGCAAAATGCAATGCTGGCTGGTGCTTTACCACGCGGAACTGTGCAATCCTGGAACCGGCTTTGATGCGACCTTCACGCAATGCCCACGCAGGGAAATGCCACTGGTCATCATCGCCACAGTATGCTTCATCAATAATACCCATGGAGTTGGTCATGATAATACCATATCTCTTGAATGTGCTGGAACGCGGAAGCATGTGAGCTTCGTACCCCTTTGGAAGTTTCATTGCCACTCCCAGCGGTATCATGAGGGCATCCCCTGCATGATAATGGAAATCCTTTGCTGCCTTGAGGTCAATCCAATCACCATTTTGCTCAAGCTTGCAACGCTTATCGAAGTATTTCACTTCAACAATGGGAGCAATTGGCTTCACATCTTCAGCAACGAACCAATACTTGTCATCAATGCGGACCATGTTATTGCTTTCGATAGCAGTAACACACCCCTGCTTCCCTGCGAAATCTCCATTAGTAACCTCTACATAATCACCCAATTTCATCTAATACCAACTCCTTAAACATAGGTAAAGTCTCAATCCAATCACAGAACTCCTGCCACTCAGTGAGCCTGTGATTCCTGCGCTGCTTGTAAATGGTTTTCAACTGCTGATAATTGGTCACGCAGTCACGGTAAAGCATGAGCCCCTCCGGAAGCGATGCCTTTACCACGGACAATGGAATCCTGCCATCCTTGTACATCTGAACCAGCTGCTTGAATCTCGTTGCAATTATCTGGTCAGTAGCCGGGGCAAGCATTGTATTCAGATTGAACTCATCAACGCAATGCATGGTGGACTGACTGCTTACGCTCTCAACAAAATGGTAGGTATCAAGCTGCTGGTAGAAATACCGTGGAGCCTGTATCCTGAAGCTCACCATGATACCGCGAAGGAACTTATCGTGACCACTGCCGACAGGGGCATGACCAAGCTTCTTTCCCCTGCCCTCCGATGCTTTTAACGCATCAATATGCAAGCACATCGGAAGTCCAGCGGATGCGAGTGCTTCCTCAAGATTATATACGCCTAATGTCTTAATCATTCTCTTAACTTCCCTTCTATTCTTAACAAATATTTCGCTTTGCCCCTGGCTCTATCGTCTGCATAGCGCAGCAAATGGAAACCAGTGCTACCATCAAAATCTTTGAACGCTTCATCGAACACCGTGGATACAGAGGGGTATTTCCTCTGCAATTCCACGAGTTCCATAGCACGCTTTGACCACTCAGCATCACTGATTATATTGTTATCCATTTCATAATAGATAATGCTATGAATCATGATTTGTAGTCGCAGTGCTTTGATGCGTTCTTCAATCGTCTGCTTCAATGCTCACCACATCAGCATCGGGATTATCGAACCCAAGGTCTACCAAGCCACTTTCAACCTGGCTCACTGCCTGCTCCTTGGCTTCACTGGCGTTCTCCGCATACACGGAAACGTCACATGCTACATTTAATCCTAGGTTATAAACATGTCCCATCAAATCACCTCAATCACATTTGCTGTAGCCACAGTTACTGCATGTAAAGCATTTACCCTCTGGTCTAAGGGTATGCTTGCCACACTCAGGGCATACCAGGTAGCCATCATGCTCCACGGTAGATTCATCGTCCAGCATGGCTGTCATGGCATCTGCAATGGCATTACCGCAGCTCAGGGAAAGGGATTTTCCCTGCCTTCTAAGAGCCTGACATGCAGGACACTGATTCTCACGAAGCTCCTCGATTACAATGTCACGCTTGACACCAGCGCGTAGTAAAAGGGAAACCAGGCGAGTAATGGTATTAATGTTGGCCTGACAACCACCGCTGGCATTAGTGAATACCTCCATGAGGTCGCCTGTGTCTGACTTGTTCACCGTGACATACATGGAAGGAACACAGGCTGTCCGCTGTTTGAATGTGGAGCCATCAACGCGATAGGTACTGCCACGCTTCAGCGGTTCAACCATGTTATACATTGACTCAACTGGCTCATCCTTAGATACGCCAAGGATATTGCCACGCTTGCACCCATCACGGAACACGGTTATTCCCTTGAGCCCCTGCTCCCATGCAAACATGTAGATGTCACGAATATCTTCCCATGTTGCACTGTTAGGCAGGTTTACCGTGGAGCTGATGGAGTTGTCAACGTAATCCTGCATTACACCCTGGAGAGCCACACGCTCTTTCCATGGCACCTCATGAGACTCAATAACAAATGGGAACCGTGCCTTAATCTCGTCCACCGTGATTTTCTGAGGGTCAATCCCATGGAATTTCAGGAGGTCTTCCACGCCACGAGCATAGACAAAGAAGGTCTTTCCTTCGTCCTCAGTGGAATGGGAGGTTCTCTCGTATGCCACCTGATACATAGGCTCCACACCACCAGTGAACCGCCCGGCAAACAGGGAAATAGTGCCTGTTGGAGCGATGGAAATCAGTGAGCCATTACGGAGCCCATCCATTTCTATTTTATCCCTCATGTAAGGGAAAGCTTTGATTATCTGAGACTCGCAAATCTTCTCGAAATCATACTTTCTGAATGAGCCATAGTGATGAGCCAGGTCTGATGATGTTTCCAAGGCATAGAGCATGATGTGTTCCATGACATCAGAGACAAATTCAATTGACTCCTTGCTGCCATAACGTATACCCATAGCAACCAGTGCATCCGCAAGACCGAAGATACCAAGTCCTATGCTGCGCCAGTCATCAATGACCTTGCGATTCAGATCTAATGGCTGCATACCATAGCCATAAGTAAGGATTTCATCGAGTGCCTGAACAGCAATGTTTACGACAGTTCCCAAGCGTTCATAGTTCACATGCGCTTCGCGAGTGAACTTGTCATCAATCATGTTATAAAGATTGATGGAACCAAGGTTGCAGCTGTTACCACCTATACCATAATATTCTGCACCCTACGACACTATGTTTCCATAGCACACCTGGTATAACAGTGTTTGTCGTCTGGAGTACCGCACCATCCACATGGGATGTCCCCTCGCTTACTTCTCTCAAGCTGGCATTACCCTTGCTCCCTGTCACCCTCGGCTTTACGTTAGGGCTTCCAAGTTATTCAGAGGGGATTTTCATTTGCATGTTACCATGCAACGCCGCATACACTTTACGGATTGGATATATCAATCTGATACTCAGGATAACCACTGAGCAAGTGGTAGCTCCTTACCCTGTCGATGAAGATGCACCCTGGGTCTCCCCAGTCAGCATTGACCTTGCAGAATTCCTCAAAAAATTCAGCGGCATCAATGTCACGCTCAATGTTTTCATGCACGGATTCAAAGTGAAGATGGAATTTCTTATGGTCACGCACCGCCTCCATAAATTCATTAGTGAATTTAATACTGATGTTCATGGAAGCAAGTTTTTCGTTATTCTCCTTGACACGAAGGAACTCATAAATGTCAGGATGGTCACAGCGTAAACCAACCATCAAAGCTGCACGTCTTCCAGCCTGGCCAATAATTGAGCCTGTCGTATCAAAGAGATTCAGGAAGCTCACGGCACCCGTTGATGTTCTTGCACTATTGTTTACCAGTGCATCCTTCGGTCTCAAGTTATCCAATGCTATCCCACAGCCACCACCATAGCTACTGATGCGAGCAACCATTTTCGCTGTATCAAATATGGATTCGATGTTATCCTTTGGTGAAGGACAAATATAGCAGTTAGACGTACTCATCTTACGCTTTCCCTTGAGTCCTGCGCCAGCCAAGGTTCTCCCTGCTGGCAAGAAGTCAGCCTGACTAATGGCATACCTTATATCATCCTGCAAATCAGGGGAGAATATGGACACCACCCTGTCCAGCCACTGCTCTGGGGTTTCCCCTGGCTGTAAATACTTCTTCTCCATTATACCCATGGAGATTTCATTGTCATAAAACATGCGACTCCTCCTTAACACCATTGCCAGCAAAGCTATTCAATACCTTCAAGGTATCATCGTGGCTTTCATCAAGCATATCAAGTAACCTATTGAACCCAACCAACGCTTCATCCCTGGTATCAAACGGGATTTTAATTACGGCCTCGATGTTCTTCTTTTTCAGTTTTATCATGCTTTCATAGAACATACAATTCCTCCTCAGATTTCCATCGGGTCACAATCATCACAATTGCCACCACCAAGATACTCACATAACAAGCAACAATACTCTGCCTCCCACGCATCACACTTATTGATACAGTTCACGCATGGGGAATCATCGTCTTCCATTCGTCTCCCTCCCCGAACCTACGCACAACCACTTCTGTCCTCGGATGCTCGCGGTCAATTGCATAATCAATATACCGTGGGAGCGCATACCTATCATTGTCATACACCCTCGCGTGCTCAAGCATATCACAGAGGGCCTTGGAGCTATTGTTCACATCACGCTTCCTGCGGTCAGGAAAGTATGTCATGATTTCAAGAACAACCTTTTCACCAATAGTAGGCTGCCATCCCTGCTCAACTATTGCCAGCTTGGTAATCCTCTCTGCCTCATCGAACCAGTCCCTTGCCTTCTTAGTACGCACACGACCACCGTACTTGGTGGTCATGTACATACTGTTCACACTTGGAACCAGCGGTAAGACAAGATGAAGCCTGTCAGCCAAGGATTTCCTCTGCAACGCCGAAGCATACGGTTGAATTCAGCTGCTCCAAGAGCTCCTTGCGGACACCATCTTCCTCGGAATCCATCTTCTTGCCGGACAACGCCTTGTAGATTACAAGTGCCTCCAGCGGTTCAACTATCATGTGAATCTCTGCCTTTGTTGTTGCCTTCATACGTTTTCCTCCTCAATTAAGCTACGGATAATATTGAATGACATCTTGCCAATGATAAACGTTGCCTCGCCCAGGTCAACGTTGTAGAACTTAGCAATCTCTTTGACAAGCGCAAAGTGCAACGTTCCCAGGGTACGCAGGTTATCCTCGCAACCATCGTACTCAACCGAGACTTTTTCATCATCGTCAACACTGATAATAATCTTACTCATGTACATTCCTCCTTATGGCTGAATCAAAAGATTTGAATTACCGGCAACGATACCAGGGAGTTTACCGTCCCACTTTTCGAGCTTACGCTGTTCAACGATAAGCGGTGTCAGGCTCTGCTGGAGCTTTGCATTTGCATTGGCTGTACCTTCGGCTTCAATGATTTCAGCATCAGCCTTGCCCTTAGCTGCCACCCTTGCCTTCTCAGCTTCAACCTCAGCCTGTTCCTTTTCAACCTTTGCCTTTTCCAGTGCGTTCTGCGCATCTACCACAGCCTGAATTGCAGTCTTGGTCTGCTCATCAGGAACTACATCGGACAAATTGAAGGTCTCAATGATAATGCCGTACTGCTCAAGGGAACTACGGAACTTCCTGAGAATCTCCTCGTTAATCTGAGGCCGCTTATTGCCAACCAGCTCCATCAGAGAATACTGAGAGGTAACCTCGTTAATCGCCTGATACATCTCGTTCTTCATGTAGCCAGCCTCAATCGCGGAAGCCTTCTGACCTCTGAACTTCTCGAATACCGAAGGAAGCATTGCTTCATCCATGTGATAAGCGTAGGTCACGGATACATTTACCTGCTTGCCATCCTTGGTATTCACATTAATGCTGTTGTCAACCTGCTCACCGTCATCGTTAGACTTAGTATAGTACACAGTCTCGGTGCTTACAGGATACTCAATAACCTTCTTCCATGGCAATACCATGTGAAAGCCCTGCCCCAAGGTTTCCTCCTCAAGGCCACCATCCATATTGTAGACAACACCGGCGTACCCAGGATCCACCTTATATGAAGCCGTTGCCCCAAGACCGATGGCTAACATCATCGCCACTGCAATACCTGTCATTCCAATTTTTCCATTGTTACTCATGTTCTCGTCCTCCTTAACTTTGTCACCTTGATGTTCTCCGGCACTCCATCATCAGAGATGGAATCCATAAAACGCTTCTTTATATCCATGATACATCTGCCAAACCCCTTGGCGTAATTTACAACCAGGTAAACAAATGTACCAGCGATAACCATTACTGCAAATATGATAAAACTTCTTAACATATAAACACCCTCGTCTTGAAATCCTTGGGTACAGGCTCCGATGGGTCAACCACTTTACCTTTCCTGGCAAGCGATGCCCACCACGAATACTGCCTAGCCTTATCAAGGTCACTCCTGAGCTGTCCCTTGAACGGCGCACGCATCAGGTACTTGACGGTATTACCAATACAGAAGCCAACAAACATCTCCTTGCTCATGAGAGTCTGCATGAACTCAATAGGAGACTTGGCTATATAGTGCTTCTGAGATGTACTGTAGCCATTGTTGTCGTTCTCAATACCATTGTCATTTTCGATGCTGATATGGTGCTCCGCGAGAACCTTATTGATACTCTCTCTATCTTCATCATCCCAGAGTATCGGTACCTCACCAGTGATGTTCTCTATTTTACAACCATCATCACCTTCTCTGAACTTACACCTTTCGCCATTGTTTATACATTCAGAACTATTGAATGACTTACAGTGCGTATATACATTATCAAACAAATCAGCCATGATATCCCTCCTTAATCTTTGTCCACTTGGCAACATGAGTAATCTCGAAGTCACCCAAGAGCAAGCGTTGTAATATCTCACCCTGCTCATTGTTAATTACATTCCCTTTAAGGATTACGTTTACGAGGCCATGCTCCGTGATACAAAATACACCCTCGAACACATCTATCATGAAGAATTGCCCCAGCTCCAGGCCAAGCAAGTGCGCCACCTCACACATCTTGTTCATCAGTTGTCCTCCTCGATTGGCACATAATCGTATGCAACCTTTTCAACCCTGCGTACTTCCACTGGATAACTATCATCATATTCATTTTCCTGGCATTCAGTGGCTCCCTGAAACCAACTTATACTAAAGAACCTATCTTCTACCTGAAATATTGTCTCCTTTGATAAAAACCAACGTAATTCATCAACTACACGCTCATCAATAAACTCGCCGACTTCCCCCCAGCACATTTCCCTGATTTCTCTCTTGGTGAACTTTTCATGCGCATCAAATCTTCTCAGAAATTCCTCGTTAGTCATTTGTTCTTCCTCCTTACACCATGTAGTTCTTCTGGTAATATGGACACAACTCATTAACCTCGCAGAAGTCCTTGCATCTGCGGTCATTCCATCGCTCCACCGGCTTGCATACCTCCGGCACGACACCGCTCTCCACGGCATCCATGAGCTTCTTATACTTCATCTCGAAGTACCTCCGCACCCATCGGTCTGATATTGGATTGATGGGCACAAGGTATGTCGGCTGGGTAACTCCATAGCTTTTCGCTGTCTTATCCAGACCACCGCGGACAAACACCTGAACCATCATTTTCTCCACCGGATACCCATGCTTCCCCATGAGGATGCGGTAGTAATTCATCTGTAATGCTACGTCATGCACATGCCTCACGCCACCAGGTTCAAACTTCTGCTCCCAGCGTTCTTCGCCAGCGTGCTTTCCCCTGGTAACTGTACGCTTTACCCAGCGAGCCTTGTAGCCAAGTACCTGCGATACCTTGTAGGCTCCATAGTTCTTGAAGTCATACAGGGTTTTCGTTGTCGCATCGTAGGCATCGAAGGCTCCCGATGTAATGTCATCTTCCAAACGCTTCTCCATTATCCATCCATCGGGACAATTGTCTTCCATGATGGCGTGCATTGATGTGCCAATCATGGCTGCTATGCTACCGTGCGGATTCAGGTAGAAGTCATTCATAATCTGTAGGTACATGATGCGTGTCGGTGCTAAGAGCTGGGTAACACTTGGCTTACCGAACCAATGTGGTTGCGATGTAGCCTTGAGTGCAGGTAAGCTCATGCACTGATGGTCACACCCTGCAAAGCACTGCTCGAATGTAACCTTGTCCCCATTAGGACATTTAAAACCTATCGCTGGCATTATACTGTCTCTCCAATCTTTTCCATTAATCGTGAGGTATCAGGGTTGTACACCAGATTAAATATGATGTCACCACTTCTTACCTCGCGAGCCTTGATTATCTTGAACATCGTGTCGTACTTCACATGCTCACGGTCAATCGGTGATAAGCCAGGAACCTGCGCTGGTCTCCATATAGCAACCACGTAATCACCTGAATTGCCTATAGCACCTGAGCCCATGAGGTCAGTCTGCACCGGCTCTCTGAATTTTCCGCTGCCATCCTTTTGACTTCCCTTATTGAGCTGTGAAAGCATGAACAATGTCACGTTATTCTCTTTTGCGAAGGCTTTCATGTTCTTCGCTGTATTCTCCTGCCCTTCCAGCGTGTCAGTGCCCTGCATGTACTGGAAGTAATCCACGGCTACTATGTCAACCATAATATCGCGTGAGGCCAGGAGCTTGATGTAGTTTCCCATATCATCAAAGGATAAGTAGTTCTTGTCCACGATGAACAGGTATTTCTTCAGGGCATCCATGATTAGCTCATAGGTATCAGGACGCTCCTTGATATACTCGTATACCTTGAACTGCTGTATCTGCACAATCTTGGATATGAGGATTTTCATTATGTCTTCCACTGGCATCTCCAGTGAGAAGAACAGGACTTTCTTGTGGCACTTGATGCACCAGTGCAATATCCACTCGGCTAACATGGTAGTCTTGCCAGAACCACTGTACGCTCCAAGGATAACCACATTCTTCCTTGTGAACTGAATGGTATTGTCGATGTTATCAAAGCCAACTCCGAAGGTTTCCTCGACCTTCTTATGTTCCAGCCTCTGATACCCAACGTCCACTGTCATGATGTCCTTGATTTGTTCCTCGGCTGTATCCTGCTTGATATTGAATAACTCACGAACCAGAGCTACATCGCGCTCCCATACGTCAGCAAGATATTCAGCTATATCAGCACGAGTCAAAGGGTTCCTCACGGTACACATGAAAGCGACCACTTGCTTTTCCTGCATATCCCTGTCGGGCTCATTGGCTACAATCTGCTTTACACAGTACAAGTCCACGGATTCATACTTGCAATCGTTGGCTATATCCATGCCCTGGACAAGCATGTCGTTGAAGTCCTTTGCCCCATCAGGTATCACGGCTACTTTGACAACCGTGTCCGGTGCTTGCTTCATGAATAAGTCACGGGCTCTCAGAACAAACTTGCCAGCCTTGCCATCATTGTCAGGACACAGGACAACCTTGGCACCAATTGGCTTAATGACTTCCTTTATCTGCTCGATGTGAGCCTTGCCAACACTGATACCACAGTAGGCTACACAGCAGTTCTCCTGCTGGATTGCACTGATGGCATCCATGGCTCCCTCGCAAAGCATGAGAGTCTTCGTCTTGCGCAGGAACCGCTGTGCCTGTGGAAGGCCATACAAGAACTTACCCTTAACAAAGAGTCCATCTATATTCTTGCTGTTCTTGTACTTAGGCATCTGGTCAAAGTATCTATAGAGAAATGCCACACACCGGCCCCAGGTGTCGTACATGGGAATCGAAAGAGCCTGTAGCTTTTCGCTGTACCCAAGACCAAATGTCTTGATGGATTCATCGGTCAGCCCGCGCTTGTGCAGGTAATCAATGATGCGTGGGAGCTGTCTCTGCATACCCACTGCCCACCTTGCATTACGCTGGGTAATATCAAGCTGCTCCTTGTACTTCGGATCATCAATCTCAACACCGAAATCATCACAGAGGGTTTTGACTGCGGTGTCGAAGCATACGCTGTCACGCTCCATGACAAAGTTAATGATGTTGCCATGGGCTCCACAGGAGAAGCAATGGAATGTATTCTCCTGTGGAAAGATAGTGAATGACGTTGGGTTATCACCGTTATGAATAGGACATGCGCACCGATATGTCCCATCGCTATGCAATTGCGCCTCCGGAATATATTCCACCAGGCTTTTCCTTAGTAAGCTATTAACATTCATGTGTCATGTCCTCTCACAATTAATCCTCAGACCATACTTGAATAGACTTTGCAAGCATCTCACGTATGTCCTCCAGTGGTACATCAGATGTTTTCGATATGTCAACTATGACCTGACCAAGGAAGAACATGATAATAGATGGGGCACCATTAACTTCAACCTTTGTACCTGCTTCATCTGCTTCAATAAATATCTTTGCTCTTATATTGTCCATTATTCCAGTACCTCCACTTCTAGCATTTGCCTACCGTTAGCAAATGCCTCCTCTTTACTTTCACAATAAATATCTATGCGCCCTTTATACCCACCGCCAAACCTGTCATGAACGATGTATTCATGACCGTTAATGCGGACTCTTGTACCCAGCGGAAGGTCATCAGCGGCCACCGTAATTCCGGCAACCGCTTGCTCACCGCTCGCAGTGATTCCATCTGACTTTCCACATTCATCGTCAGAAGCTGTATACCATGATACATTTGCTATGTATCTTACAGTTGGTTTTACATCTTCTATAATGTCTTTGGGGCGACAAAAAGAAAGGTCACTGTAAACGTGCCCTGGTGCGGATGCGTTCACGCTTTGGCTCAGAACCAGAACCATCGTCATCATCAGCGTTCTGAGCTTCATGCCTTGCCTTCCTCGCTTTCCTGTGCTCCTCAGCCTCAGCCTGTGCCTTAGCCTTCACCATCTTATAGAAGTCTTTCAACTTCACCCTTGGAACCCCTATGAAATCTTTCATCGTGTACCTCCTAATAACTCAAGATAATCAGTAACATTACTATGAGTTATGTGTTTTACTTTGCTTCTCGTGTTCCACTCATCCGCCTGTTTAAACAGGTCTGCCATAGTAATCTTTCGCTTCCCGTCAAGGGAGCAAAGGTACTCATATAGCAGATTCAGAGTGGTCTCCTGTTGCTTCTTAAAGAAGCTGTAGACAGCAAAGAAGTTCTTCTTGGAGAAGTCACCTGTTATTCCAAGGAACTTCTTTGCCAGCCTGTGAGGCTTATTGCAGTCATCCCAGCTTTTCATCAGATTGGAACGTCCTCCTCATCGAGGCCAGGCTCTCTCACCGGCATCTCAATACCGAACTCACTGAAATCATCACTACCGCCGAACTCAATCAGTTTATCAACGACAATCTTGTTAATGTACAGATTCACACCGTTTGAGTCTTTGGTCATCCAATATGCCATCGGCATGAATGCAATGCGCAATTCAGAGTTATCACCAATGCTTACATCGTGTGGCAGTTTTGACTGGGTTGCTACATTGAATACAGGGATGAACTTCTGAACCAGCTCACCGGTATCCTTGTCGGTATAGAATGCTGCGGTCTGGAACTTGAAGTCCAGAGAGCCATCCTCGTTTACGGTATAGCCATTGCGCAGGTCATCACCGCTTCTCCATGTACGCCCCTCGAACTCAGACAGTTTCTTTGCTTCTGCCAAGGTATCATCACAGAACTTCTTCATGCGAGCCTCATCGTCCTTGTTCGGGAACCGCAGGGTTACAGTGTACTTCTTCTTACCCTCGTATTCATCGTACCTGGAGTTTACTTTTACCCACTTGGCTAATCCCTTCGGAGTAACCTTGTTGTCAAACGACTTCTTGATAATCTTTGCCATGATATGACCTCCTAAAAAATTTTTAAAAAACTGCTTTTCACCCTTGACAAACTGTGCTATAATGTATCTATAGAAGTTTACCTCAGTGACTACATATATGATACAACATGTCATAAGTGTAGTCAAGGAAAGGAGTGAAATTTTTATGAGAAAAATTAGAGAACTTCGTGAAGCCCAGGGACTGTCCCAGAGAGACCTTGCTTACAGGGTTGGCGTGTCTCTCCCAGCCATCCAGAGGTTGGAAAATGGAGAAGGTGACCCAAAGTGGTCTACTATCGAGAAGACTGCAAATGAACTCAAGGTTTCCGTTGACCATATGATGGGAAGAAATGTTGAGTCCCTGCATTTAGCGAAACGTTTCTCCAAAGAAGAGCTTGACCTCATGGTCAAATTCCTTGAGGACATGCGGAGCCTATATACTCCTGGAACTTAGCTGGGAAAATATAGTAGCTCCACCGGTTATCATTCTTGTACGCTGTGCCAAATGGGAAAGCCCCTCGTTGCAATCCTGCCCGGAGAAACGATGGACTCACTCCCATTTGGTGAGCGGCATAGTCTATTGAAATCTTCATATTTACACCTCCTTTCGCCCTGTTGACTATATACATGATACATTATATTACATGTATGGTCAAGGATAACCATGAAAAATTTTTAGATTTTTTGGGAGGCGATTAATCATGAGATTACCTAATGGATACGGAAGTGTCTATAAGCTCTCAGGCAAGCGCAGGAAGCCGTGGATAGTTGTGGTATCGCATGGCATCAACGCAGAAGGCAAGGTGGACAGGGAACCTATAGGCTACTATAGGACACGCCAGGAAGGATTGGATGCCCTCGCTATATACCACCGTGAACCACAGTATCTTGCTGGCAACAAGAAGACATTCGGCGAAGTAGTTCAGGAGTTCCTGGATTACAAGGCATCTTCAAAGGATATCTCAGCATCATATAAGGCATCGCTCAGAAAACTAACTCCATTACACAGGCACAAGTTTAAACATGTGACAGCACATGATTTGCAATTGATAATGGATAGCACTACTCCATCGGTATCCCAGGTTTTAAAGGCAGCAATCAAAGGGCTATACAAGTTTGCCATGATGAATAGCTATACCTCAACAAACCTTGCGGATGCCTTAACTCCCCAGGCTGTAGACAAGTCAACATTGCATTACCCGTTCTCTCCAGAAGAAATACATGAACTATGGCAACACGAAGGAGGCTTTACAGCTGACATGGCTCTGATACTGATATTCACCGGAATGAGAATTGGCGAATTGCTTACCCTTAAAAACTCTAACATACATGAGGACTATATGATTGGTGGTATTAAAACGAAAGCTGGGAAGGACAGGGTTATCCCTATTCATGATGCCATAAAGCCAATAATCCAGAGATACCAGAGCGATAAGGAACTTTTCGTTAGTATGTCAACGTCAAATTTTAGGGAGCACCGCTGGAAGAATAGCGGAATACCATGTCTCCAAAAGCATACACCGCATGACGGAAGACATACATGCGAGACCATGCTGAACAACGCTAACGTGAACAAGGTTATCATTCAAAGAATAATCGGTCATGCAGGGAGTGACGTAGATGATTCAGTATACACGCATAAGACCAAAGAGCAACTTATTGAAGCTATTAATGTGCTACCGACCTACAAATAG